ATTACAGACGAAGAAATTCTGGCCTTGAGGCCGTTACCGAGATCTACTTCTGCATTACTAAAATCTTCCTTTGGCTCTGGAGGTGCCTCACCAGTCGTTTCAGGTACCGACGGGTCTGTTGCGAGAAATGTTCTGCTATCTTCGGCATACCCAAATTTATTTTCTGCTATAGCCTTAGATCTATCAATTAATTCATCTATCATGCTAGTCGCTCTACCTATCATATCATTTCGGAGGTCAGAAATTCTTACAAAAATTTCAACATCTAAATCTGATAATGATGTAACTGTCTGATTTTTATCAGGTAGCTGCACTCCGTAAGAGACGACTTGGTCTTCAATTGTCTTTTTTACAATCTCTTCAACGACTCTAACGGGGATTACTTTTCTATCTTTTCTTGAAAGCAAGAAAAGAGTCTGGCCTACAGAATACTTCATTTAACAAATCCATCCTATGTAAAGTATCACACAAAAAATAGACTATGTTAACTAAAACAAGTCTATCCAGTGTGCTTAAGGACGTCTTCTGTTAAAACGAGAAAAGTGCTTTTTTGGCCGGTTTTCTGAGTGTACTCAGTCAAATCAAGACCGGCAAGTGCATCTCTAAGTCTGTGTTCTTCTCTGTACCCACCGTAATTGGTGTATATTTTTATTAGTCTTTCTACTACTGAAGGGTGAAGTTTCAATTTTAATCTCGGTTATTAGCTTATTCGAAGCCGATACCTAGAGCTCCCATGGTCACCTGACCTTTTTTGCTTCGGGTTGGCTTGTTGTTACCATACACCCAAGAAGAATCACTGTAAACCTTAGAATCTTCTCCGCCAAACATTGATCTAATTTCACGTCGAACAGCTTGACGAACCTTGTTTTCAGCAACGGATTGACGCCTTTCTTCTCTCATTTTGAGAATTTCTCTTCTAAGCATAGACTCATCTATCTCAACAAGCTCTTCATCGCCATGCTTGCCTTCGTCAGCGTCGTCCATTTCTTCCATGTAGTGACCCTCTTCCTTTTCATCTTCATCAGCTTCAGCGAATGGTGTTAGCCCGAGGGTCGGGTCAGCGCTCTGATCTTCGCCACCTTCGTGCTCACCTTCAGCGAGCTGACCTTTTCCAAGTCTAAATTCTGCCTCATCAGATACAGAAGGATCATCGTGCATGCTTCTATTGGAAGCCTCGCTAAGCATTCCAGTCTTACTACCATTTGCCACACCGGCAAGTGCAGCAAGTCTATCAGCGTTAAATCTCATTTTTTAGTCTCCTTAGTAGACAATATTAATTATACACCTAGTAGAGATTTTTCACTAGAGATTTTTCCTAAGACTATACTAAAGTTTTGCGGGGAAGTTTCCCAGTACTTGATCCTGTTTTTAATTGACGTCTTCTTGTTTTTCTTTCTCTGCTTTTCTCTATTAAGCATTCTATGCAATTTGGCAAGCTCTTTTTGTCTTGTTGGTTTGCAATCTTTAATTTTGCTCTCAATTATTTCTTGATTTTTCTTAGCAGATTTTTCAAGCTCTTCAAGGTCATAGGTCAGTTTATCTAAATAGAACTCACTATTGTTGACAACACTTCCCATTAGAACGTTGCACTTTTTCATTGCTTTAGACTTGATCATAGCTGATCTTCCTCGAGATCCGTTTGCAGGAGGCCTAAAGTCTTCAATTGTTAGATTTTCAAAATGTAAAACTGCAAACTCGTCAAAAGCAGGAGATGCAACTATATAAATATAGTCAAGGCTACCCTTGGACCTGAGGGTTTCATAATCAGTTTGAAAATTAATCTGGCCAGATCTATTTCTAGTGGTCAGCTTGCACTCAAGCTCTTTTCCAATAGAGTTGATTACTATGTCTGGCTGACCTGGCCTGCCGTCACAGACAACTCCTTTGTAATGTTTCTCAAGTTCGTTTGCAAGAAAAGTCTCTTGGGACTGAGAAAGTATACAATTTCTTCTTCCTAAATTTTCTAAAAGATCCATTCCATGATTGGAGAAAGTCTTCATGATATCCTCATGAAAACTAACCATGCTACGAGTAGCTGACTCTGCTATTTCTTTTGTAATATAAGACAAGGCTAAACATCCGGTAAAAGATTTTTTCTAATGTTCTGTGTAATTTCTTGACCTTTTGATGCTGCTAGTTGAAGAGGTTCTAGACCTAAAGCGACTCTAACAGTGTCGTAATCATCATGACTAAGCTTCTCTTTTAAAACAGCCATATCAGCATACTGATGAAGATCCCACTGTACAACAGGTACATCTTCACCTTCGAGCCCTGGTTCAAACTCACCAGTCTCTCTGCTCTCAAAGATATATAAGAGTTGAGGCATTTGTTCTTCAGTAGGAACCATGATGAAAGGTAGTTGAGTTGAACCTCCTTCGGAAGTCTCTTCGTACATGATCTCAGGAACCCATTTGCTATCTTGGGACATAGTTTATTTCTCCTTATGATTTAATTGTTACACAAAAAGAGAAATTGTTTAACTAAAAGAGATGTCAGAATAAGCTCTGTCAAATATTGAATCAAACAAAGAGAGAGCTTCAGAGTCGCCTGCAAGAGATGCACCTCCAGCAAGGCCTGCCTGATCTTTGAGCTGAGAAAGAATATCAAGAAAAGTCCTTCTCATCTCTCTTGAAACATTCTCAACTGTATAGTTTTCAACGTCCTGCACGAGTCTACTTTGCTGCTCACCAGAAAGATTCTGCAAACGAGGGTCAGGAGATTGTAACATAGCATCCTCAAGAAGACTTTCAGCGCTAGGAACGACGGGAGGTGTTTCAGTGTAGTCTAAAAAAGAATTAGCTATTGCATCGTTTAAGGAATTTATGTCTGGCTGATTTTTAATTGCAAGGTAGTCAGAAACGAGCTGATCTACGTCCTGCCTCACTCTCTCTAAGAAATCTCTAACATCACCTGTGTTTTGTGAACCATCAAAGTTTTCTCTAACAGATCGTGAACCCCCAGCAATATTTCTTGTATACCTTCTTGGAGACCCTGAAGAGATATCTCTAGTAATCCCTGAGGAAACAGTCCCAGCAAGGTTACCGATAGTATTAAATACTCCTCCGAGAATTCTTATCACTCCTCCTGCAAGCCCGGTTACAAGTCCAAATAAACCTCTGCCTTCAATAGGATTTCCCTGATCATCTACACCGCCTCCAAAAAGAGTTCTGTAGGCAGGGGTCGCAAGGGAATGAACAAGGCCGACCTGCTCTATGCTTTGTGGATTTTCTACTCCAAAAAGCCTCGGTCCTCTCGGAGATCTATCAGCAGTCATCGCCGGGTTGTACCTATAGAATCTTCTCTCGGCAAGAAGCGATTCTCTTATAAAGTATCTCAAAATATCTTTTTGATTATTAGAGCTCATTAAGTTCTCTTCTCTCTTGCAAGGTTCTAAGCACAAGAGATATTCCAGTAATTTCCTTATAATAATTAATTATGTTTTTCTCGAAGTTATTTAAACTTTGCTCTTTAGTTTTAGGATCTCTAGTTGAAAAATTCTTTCTTAGCTTAGGCGGGAGACCTTTCATGACCTCCTTCTTCACAGTTACCCAGTCGTCGCAACTTCCAGTGTATGAAGATACAAACCTGACTTCTTCAAGAATTCTCTCCTTTTGATCAAATTCAATTTCCATTACAATATTTCTCTAATTAGCTTTCTAAGAGTTTCAGCAAGCTGATCTTCGCTCGGAGAGCTGCTCTCTTGTTTGACTAGAGATTTCGGGCTAGGAAATGTTGACTTCTTAACAACCTGTATAAAATCAGCGCGATCCTCTTTTTCATCTAAGTCAACTCCAGAGTTTGGAAGAGTTTTTAGCGGAGACTTTGTTAGCTGAGACCTTATTCCATAATTCCCGCCCCTAAAGTTTCTAAAGTAAACAGATCCTTGTGCATCATTAAAATCAAACAAGGCAGTATCTTTGTTTGGCCCAAGAGATATCTTAAACTCTGGGTGAAGGTGAAATAAACCTTTTCCTTTAACTTGAACAAGGCCAGCCTGTTTAAGCATGTAGTATTTTCTTAAAGTTCCTGCAGAGACTGTATAGACAGCAAGCAGTGCACCTTTTATCTGTTTTCCATCTACATCAATAGGATTGTCTGACAAGACAGGCTGGACTACATTGACATACTCATCTCGAGATATCCTTCTAAGAATACTTTCTATTCCGTCCTCGGGCCTATCTTTTCTAAAGTCGTTAATAGCATCCTTTACTTTTGAAAGTCTCTCCCTGACCTTTTCTCTAGAGGGATCAGCGTTAATTAGATTGGCGATATCTTGGTTTTGTGCTTTTGGATTTGTAGCTAAGAAAGCGCCTGCGTCAAAATCGTAAGCAAGCGTAGGTTCACCAGCCTGAGCATTAGGTAGCTTGACTTCAATACCTAACATCTCAGGTCGCCCTTCGGAATCAGTAGCTGAAGTTGGAACATAAATGTCAGAAACAGAATTATCTTCTCCGCCGGCTGCCTCTATCCCAGAATCCTCAAGCTGGTCACGAACACTAATCTCATATTCATACCCAGCCTTTCTCTGGCCGCCTGTAACTCCGGCTATTCCAAACAAAATTAAAACATTGGAATCTGGAAGAAGGTAAGCAGTATAAGTGCCGGATGGATTTTTACCTTCATTCGGTGCTAGCTCTCTGACTTGATTGTTGCTCTCCGGGGACAAGAGGTCGTACAAGTCATTCATTAACTGAGAGAAGTCGTGTCTGTCTTGGGACCCTGACTTTATTCCAAACCTCATTAATCTTAAGCTTGATTTTCCTCCTATGACTTTTTCAAAATCAGACCCTAGGAAGTCTGAGCTAGAAAGGATCTTTTGAATTGCCCTAGTCTTTCCTGCCCAGGATCCGGAAGATTTAAACTCATCTATCTCTTGACTAAATTCACCTAGATCAGGCTTGACAAGAGTGTCGCCGCCGATTTCAACCTCAACATCTCTTGATGCATCTTGCTCTTTAAATATTTGTTTTATAATATTTCTCATATTCCTCTCGTTCACCTGTGAGTCCATCTTGGACTTTAAAACAGCCATGGCTTGAGTCGCTGCGTCTCTTACAGCTTCGGACTTTGAGCTAAGCCTGTTTTGAATATAGCTTTCGAACCTCTGAAATGCTTCGCTAAACATATCGTTATCTCTAGATTTCATAAAATCTAAAAGCTGGCTGAAGGTTCTAATACTATCCTTGGGAACGTCGATTCCAATTATTGGAAGATATTCGTCGGGATCAGGGATTCTGCCTTCTGGATTCTGCTTGCCATTAATTTTCTCTCTCCAGCCTCCGGGAAATGTAACTGTATACTTAACCAGCCTATTCGGTGTAGAGTCGCGCTCACTTTTTATTTTTGCAAGGAGAGATAGCATAAGCTTGTGATATTCTCCCTTGACTTCTCCCTCTCCTCCGCCGGAAAGTTCCCAAGCAGTATCTTCAATATTACTACTCGTAAATAAATCTACCTGGTAATACTTGCCCTGATAATCTACCATGACCGTTGCTGCTCTTCCCCCGGGTAGCTCAATAACTCTCGGGATTCCCTCAACGATCTCTTCACTTAGATAGGAAAGGTTTTTTAAACCTGCTACAAGCTTTTTTACATCAGGCTCACTAACTGTTAGATCAACGTCTCCAATTGACTTCTTATCCGTCGCAGTGCTTCCAACCGGGAGATAATCTAGTCCAAGGGGTTTTATAATATTTTTTACAACTTCTTTTTCAATCTTAGTCGCTATCTCTCTAGGTATTCTCTCGCTAGTGGTTACCGGCGGACCAGTTGGCCGGCCTCTTTCATCTCTAGGGCGGAAGGCGTTACCCCCTTCTTTTATTTTTTTACCTAGCGTGTGGTGAATAATTTCACTGAGCATCTCACTAATCTCAATCTCCTCTTCTGGCTCAGATCCAGGGAGGCTCGCTCTTCCAAAACCCTCCCTTCCCATTGCAGTTCTAAAAAATCCTCTCAGCCTATTAATTGGCGTAAAGAGACCTGTTAGCTTATATGTTTTGTTGTTGTGAGTAAATACTATTCCTTCTGTTGCTCTATTGAATAGATCTTCGTTTGACTCTAGTCTTGCAAGAGCTACTCTAATACCCTCTAGGGTCTTCGTGTCCTCTGGTCCAAGGTTAAAATCAAATCCGCTTTCAAGAGCCTTCCTGGCGTCTTTTACAAACCCTAGCAGTTCTTCTTGATTACTAGCTGTAAGAGTTAGGTCAAGTTTGTCTATAATTATCACACCAAGTCTTTGAATAATATTTTCCAGTGGAATTATAGCCTCTTGGACAACGCGAGTTTTTACTTTGTCTAGCTCTCTAAATTTCTGATAATCTTCATTTGAAACAAGTTTTTTTAACCTTAGGGCTATCTTACCTTTGCCTGTCATAAATCTATCTGCAACATCTGCAACTAGTTCGTCAGGAATAAAGTCATACTTTTCAGATAAGAATTTTTCTAATCTTGCCTTGATGTAGTCACCAACTGTGCTCTCTCCTACTGAAAGCCCAACGTCTGAGACAACTGTAGTAAGATCTTCTTCTAGCTGCTTGATCTGCTCATCATCCTTTTCGAGATCTTGTAAAAGCTGAGCAGTTGGAACCTCATCCATTGTAAATGCTTCGGTTGATGCTTGCTTCATCTGTGACTTAAACGTCGATAAAGCTTCTTGATTAACAGGTTCTTCTGTGAGCGGGATAGCTAGAACAGTCCTAAGAGAGTCTTGGTCATACAAAATTGTATTTGGATTTTTAGAAACCATAATCTGAGATGCTATTACCACCTCCCCGTTTCTAAAAAGAGAGTCTTGAAAAGGCAATGCAACTGGCTCGAGCGCTTCATATGCAATTGTAAAGCCTTCTGCAATATTTGACCTTTGCCCTGTATAAGCTGACATGATCTCTTCAAGTGTCATGCCTCCGCCTTTAGATCTAGAACGTATAGCGTCTAGCTTTTTATCCTTGGCCGCCTGACCCTGTAGATCCATTTTTGTAAAAAATCTTAGTTGATTATCTACAACAGTAAATGCAAGAAACTGACCATCCATTTTTTCCTGGACATTTTCTAGCTTTCCTTCAAGTGCAAGGTTTCCAATCTCTATTATCTCTGTCAAAGGCATGGAGAGCTCTTCATAGAGGTTGTAGATGTGTGCCTCCTCTCCTGGAGCACCAGCAGGATCAGCCTGTTCAGACACTATTTTTTGATAATACTCTTTAATGACAGCAGGAGGAATTATTATAGCCATGTTAACCTCTTATAACACTTCTAACAAATGCCCTAAGATAGGCTTCGTTCTGTAATTCTTCTTCAGTTTTTCCAGCCAGAATATTAAGAATTTGATCTTTCTCAGAATCGTCTAAGAAGGGTGGCAAAAATCTCTTAGCCCGATCAGAAGTATCTCTAGAAGATGCAAGATTTCTAACGTGCGTCCCTCTCACAGTTTGTCTTGAGGCAACTTCTTCGTCGTCAAGCTCCTCACCCTTACTAGCATAAAAATCTTTCAATGCCTCTCGAGCTTCAGACTCGCCTTGTGCCATTAGCTGGTCAAGTTTTTCAGTATAGTCGTCCGGGCTAGACGGGACTGCACCGCCAAATTGAATCTGCCCTGCCTGGACTGCATCTTTAAACTTTGGACTTCGCATGTAAGGGCGCATTGAATCCCCGTCACCATAGATAGTTACCTTTTCTATCTCGCCTGGATCATCGACAAAGTCCTCAAGTGTCTTAAAGATCGCTGTGACAGGCGCCCGAATTGCAGCTAAATTACCTTGAGCATCTTTGGCCTGACTTTGAATGAGAAATACCTCAACCTCTGGGATCCTCTCTAGAGCACCCTTATATATGTTAAAAATATTTTGAGCGACCTGCTCATCATATGTTCGACCTGAGTCGCCGATTCCTCTAAACTTTTGTCCCGACTTTAAGGGCTGACCCTTCTTTCCATACCGAGTTGGCGCAAGCTGTTGCATACCATAAAACAAATACACCTTGTCATTGTCACGAATAGCATCAGCAAGCTTAGCGAAATGACCAGTTGTAAAGGGCTTAAATCCGCCGCCGTATAGTCCTAACTTAATTCCCACAGATATAGCCTCCTATATTTAATTATTCACAAAGAAGACAGGTTTACAAGAATCTAATCGTCTATCTCTTTAATAAGTCCAGAGTTTAAACCAGCTCGATGTGCTTTCCTTCTAAGATGTCTTAAACTTTCCATGCAGCGAGTTATTCTATCTCTTTCTTTTCTGTCGAGCCTGGCAAGTTGATTTCTAATGATTTTTAGTTCATTCAGCACAGTATCATAAGAGTCAACGTGCGCCTGTGAGCCAAAGTCAACTTCAGAACCCTCAAAGGTTAAAAACTTTCTCCTAGCCTGCTTAGCAGATTCACTCATAAGGTCAAGAAGACTTTTAACCATATTGCTTTCTTTTTTCAACTTGAAAACTCTGTTGGGAGAGTTTCTTCAATTATTTCAGATTTTTCTACATTGTCAAGAGAATGTTTAAAACTCTTGTAAACGAACTCTCTAATATCTTCATTGGTGATATCCTTTCCAATAGGTACAGCCAAACCTTCTCGAACAGCGTTCTCAAACATTGGGGTATATTCTATCTCTAGTGAGTTTCCGTTGGGAAGTTCTATAATTCTCTTTTCCATTGTGCTATTATCCTTTCATTAACTCTCTGACTCTCTGTCTAATACTCTCTTTAACTTGTGAGCCGACTTGAATCGGAGGTGTAGTATCTTCGGGTCCGGATGACTTCTGGGGTTGAGCCCTTTCATCTTCTGTATCTTCAGGCCTTTTTGAAGCCTTACTAGAGGGTGTAGTCTTTTCCTTAGAAACATCAAGAGAAACCGGAGGATCGCTTGGATCCTGGGGCGGTTGGCCTGTCTTATTCATGATATTGGCAACTGAGAGCAAGAAGGTATACATAAGCTCTCGCTCTTCGTCGTCTAGATCACTCATGATATATTGTTCAAGAGGTTCTGCTACGTCGCTGTCCTTTGTAGAATCTCCAGCTCTTATCTGATTAATAATTTTTCTTATAGTGTAATAGTTAATCTCTTCTTTACTATTATCTTTACTGCTAGGTTCTTCGGCTTCAGGCTCAGGTTTTGGTGCCGGTTCCTCGGCAGCTTGCTGCTCTTCCTCTTCTTCTTCAGCTTCATCAAATCTTTGCTTATCTTTTACTATTTTTTTTACAAACTCTTTCTGATATTCTTTTTCATCAGAAATCCCTTCAGAGATTTGAAGACGTGAACTGGCTACACTTTCCTCAGCAAGAATTTTTAAAAAAACTTCAAGACCCTCAGAAGAGTCTATCTTTATATCAGTCACTTCTTTCTCCAATTAAACCTTATTGAGTTTTGCCATTTTTCTCTATACAGCCTGTTATAGACTCTTTGAGGGAGCTCTTCTCTTTCGTGAAGTTTCTGAGCTTTTTCCTCTTGGTTTGCTGCCTCTCTTTTTTCGAGATCCTTAACAAATTTGTCAAACTTAAATTTCATTAGAATTTCCTCCAAGAATAAATATGATTAACTTTGCAAAATAGTCACTATCAAATTGTGAATTTCTTCAGATCCTGAATTAAAATCAAAAGATTCTACAAGGTTGTTGCTTACATCTTCTCTGTTAGTTGATAATAACAAATTATCGTCAAGCTTTATAATCACCTCGCAGACTTCTTCTCCTGATATGAGAGAGCATATAAAATCCATTGGTGCTTTGAGCTTAATTAAAATCTTTTTACTACTTTCCTTTTTTATTCCCAAAGCTAGACAAGCAAACTCTTTTTCGGAAGATGTTTTAAAATAGCAAAATAATTCTTGCAAAGCATGAGTCGAAGAGTTCTCAACCAGGGTGTCTTTATCTACTCTGTCAGAAATAGAATCACTAACCATAAAGTTCTCTGATAACTGTCCTATCATTTTATGACTATTGAAACCTATCATTATCAACGTTGTCTGCAGCGTAATAGTGATCAATATCCCTGTATAAGAGATCACAATACTTTGCTAGCTCTACGTCGAGCTCAGTAACGGCGTTTACGTCTTTTGTAAATGTCTCTATGACAACATCAAGGTGATCAATTGTAATTTTTCCATGATGACCGATCTTTTGTTGATATACAAGAAGCTCAGAGATAAAATCGTACATCTTTCTAAAATCATTAAACTTAAACCCTCTAGCCAACCTCTCGGGATTGGCGGCCGTCGTCCACTCTGACTCGGCAGGAGTTATTGGAACTAAAGTAGATTCTCTAATAATTGAAACCCTTTCTCTTGATGAGTAGGTAGAATTCTTTGCTTCGACATCAAAATCAATTAGCTTCATTGACTACCTCTTTCTGATTTTATTTTTTTAATATATCGATCTCTTCTCTTCGGTGCCTTGCTCAGAGCTTTTCCAATAACATCAAATATTCTTGCCTGGGATCTCGGAGAATCTCTTTTGAAAGAATCATACATTTTAATCTGAGAGTTTATGAATTCATCAAAGTCTTCTCTTTCGTCAAGAGTTGCAAATGCATCATGATTTTCTTCAAAATCTTTTATGATCATCTTCAAGCCACCTTTTGCTTTAATATCCTCAGGGACTATATGATCTTTTGCCATTATGTCGATAAACTCCTGGACAGCCTCGTAGGCAGACCTTGTGTCTCTAAAGGTGCTGCTATCTACGTCTGTTTCTTCTGTAGGCAGTCCGACAACAGACTGCAATCTCTGATATCCCTCTAGCCCAGGCTGATACAAACCTTGGGGGCCTAGAAGCTTATCTTTGAGATCCGACGCTATCGGATCACCAGCATCTATTCTATCCTCTAAGAATACACCCAGGTTATGAATAAAAACGTCGTAAAGTTTTGTAACGACTGCTTCTTCGGCTCTAACTTTTAAAGGATCATAAATGAGTGGAATATTCTGCCTTCCTCTTGGCATTCTCCTGAGACCGAATATCTTTCTTAAAACTTCATTATCCATTCCACTTGCTTTTAAATCTTCATAAAAGATGTTTCTAACATCTCCAATAGACTGGCTTGTTTCTTCAGATATTTTTTCTATAAAGGCTCGTATTGCTTCTTGACTAAGGTTAAGCTTGCCTGGCTCATACTCTGAAGCCAGCGTCTCCTCTCTAATCATTTTTCTTATCTCTTCTATCTCAGCCTTTGACAAGCCTTCTTCAGTAGCAGCTTCGCCTTCTTCTTCCGGCTGGGAGCCTCCTTCTATTTGAGAAATTGCATCTTGCTTAGCATCCTCAATAAGGTCAAGGATTTTCTTCACAGTAACTGAATAGCTCCCTAGCTCTGACAGACTAAAACTAAACTTGTCTTCAGGCTTTTTGTCTTTGAAGTCTTTGTGAGTTGCTACGTGATTCTCAATGCTAGATTTAAACTGCTCGATATCTCCCTCTGCTTCTTTCATTTTCTTATCAATTAATATGTTAGAAAACATCTCGGCTGCAAGATCATCATCAACTTTCTCTTCTTTTCCAAGATATCCCGAAGCCAGATCGTTCATAAGCATGGTCATAAAAACAGATCTATTAATTTTTAACTCATCAATTGCCTGATCTATTTCTCTCTTTATCTCTCTTTTCTCAAGTGCTCTTTCAATAACATATGAAGCTGCACCAGCACTAACGATGGTCATCTCAGGTCTTGACTGACCGGTTTTAAAGTCAGTTATGTCAGTACCTGGGACTTCAATTATGTGAAGTCTTGCTTTGACTATTAGGTCAACAATGTCATCAATTTTTCTAGAAATATCATATTCTCTCTGCTTGTCTCCTAAATCGCTAGGATAGTCCTCGTGCGGTGAGACATAAGGTTTATCATGTGCCAAGTCGACTATAGGAGCTTCTCCGTCATCATCATCTTCATCATCTGATACAGACTCTAGAAACATTCTTAAAGCAGATTCAGATATTCTTGTTTTGTTTTGTTGTCTCTGAACTGCAAGATCCAATAGCTTGTGAAGCCCTTGGTAGAAATATTTGACCTGATCATCAGGAACTTCATCAGTTATTGCAGAAGCCGCAACAGCAAGATCTGGTCGAGACGTAGGGGAATAGTCTGGATCTTCAACCGGAGGCTTTTCAACTGATAGCTGAACAGCCATTTCTTCTCTAGGTTCTATTGGAATCTCTGTGTCTTTTCCTGGAATCTCAGAAATATCCAAAGAGTGAAAAGATCTGTTTTCAGAAGTTAATTTTTTTATCAGTGTCACAAGTGCCGATTTCTTGACAATTACGCTCATCAATGCCTCCGTACATAAATATGACGATTTAAAGCAAACTAATTATTTGCTATTTGACCATAGGACCAGGCTGCACCCATTCCAAGCAAAAGACCTCCGACAACCCCTATTGCGAGCCATAATTCATTATTTGGGTTAGATGAATTTACTAGCTGCTGGTCTAAGAAGTCTATATGATTATCTTTTAAATCGACTATTTGAGTATATCGAGTGTTACAAGACTCAACTGATGCATTGGCATTATCAAGGTCTAGTTGAAACCTTGCAGTAGCGAGCTCAAGCTCTCTATCTATTCTTACTTGACAAGACTCGTTAGAGAGTTGAATTTCAGCTAGTAGCTTTGCTGCGGCTTCGGTACTAAACAGTGTTCCGGAAAAAGGAGCGGGCTCCCCTTCCGCAAGAGTAACAACAATCCCCTCATCAGCCCGAACAACAGGAGAAAAAATAAGGGTAAAACCAATACAAGTAGAAAAAGCTATACTAAGAAATTTACTTAACATGAACGTCTACTCCTAAAATATCTGCAAGCTCTCTAGTAATCTTGTCAGGATCATCAGCGTGAGATTCAATTATTTCCTTAACTCTTTTCTTCTTCTTTGAATCAAGCGTGTCCTGACTTTCTGCATACTTTCTTTCTGCCTCTTTAATGGCATCATCATATCTTTGAAGTGCAAGCTCTCTTTTTCTTACCTCTTCCTGATGAGCTTCATCAATGGCATCTGCTTGCGCTTTGTAATTGTCTTTTTTCTCTGCTATTACTTTTGACAAGTCTGTTGATTTTCTTGTTAAAATAAAGACTACAACACTAATGCAAATAACTAGTACAATGTCGCCATGAACTTTTACCCACGACCAAAACTTCTTAAAATATGAAGGAATCTTTTTAAAAAACTCAATAGCGATTACATGCCACATATTATGCACCGTGCCTAAATATCTTCATAGCATCAACGGCGGCCTGGGATCCAATATAAACTATTGCTATCATCCCCCATGTCTCAGAGTCTAGCAGGGCGTTAGACATCAACCCAGTTGCTGTTAGGAACACTAGAAGCTTTCTAGAAATAAGCTTCTCCATTATAGTATCAAGCCTTGAGCTTTTAGATTTCTGAATTGGAGCTTCATCACTCTGCGACATTTTTACCTCCTGTTTTAGTTTATTAAATCGTCATCATCATTTGAAAGTGTAGGAAATCTCATAGAAGTTTTTTTAGGCGATACAATTTGCTTAAGAGTATCGCCTAAAGAAAAGCACTCAGTTGCCAGTTCTGTTTGAATGGTGCTAATGTACATTATCATTGCCCTTTGATCTTCAACTGTTTTGCTTAAAGTATCAAGCTCTTTTCTTAGTTCCTCTATTGCACTAGTCATTTCAATGTAATCGCTGTCTACTTTATTCTTAGAGAATAAAGAAAATATGTTCTGAAAAAAACTCATTTGTCATCCGCTAGTGGGTTTTCACTTTCTATTATACTAAAAACAGACTCGGCGTCATCTTTGGAAAGGCTTTTTATAATTTTTTCTCTCTTTTTTCTAGAAAGGTCTTCCATAATCCTTACCACGTCTGGAGACTCAGCTGCTATTCTCTGGCCTATTTCTTCAAAAAGCTCTTGCATAGAAAGCTTATGCTTAAAGCAATTCATCCTAACTTGAGCGTGTGCATCTCTTGTTATGTTGAAATGAACAGTTTTCTTTGTTTCAAAATCAAGGAGAGTTTTGGATTTCTTACTTGACAAGACTATCCTCCTCCGCCAAGACCTCCACCAGGCCCGCCAGCGCCAACAGCGAGGGGTGCATCTGGAATCTCTGGGGGTCCAGATAAATTGAAGTCAAACTGAGAGTCGAGAATCTCTTTGAACTCGTTGACCTCTTCTTTTCCATAGTTTTCTTCCAAAAAGCTTATTGCCCTATTTACTACAACAGTTTTAACATCTAGTAAAACTTCGTAGTTTTTAGCCAGTCGAGCAACCCTGTTTGTAAAAGCATCTAGATCCATGGTCGGCTTTTCTCTTTCCGGCTCAGCGGTTTCTGTCTCTTCTTGTTCTTCTTCATCATCTGGAGCAGCTGCTTGCTCTTCTTCAGGATTGGCGTCAGGATCATCCTGCTCAACAAGAAGAGCAGATAAAGAAAGATTGATTAAAGACTCCATGATAGCTTCAGAGTCTCTAAGCGAATATGATTCAAAATCTATCATCATTGAATCTATCTGGTCATCTACAGAATCAACAGATAGGCGGGTCGCGTCAGTGTCAGAAGTTAGACTACCAACCTCTTCAGTCTCTTCTTTATTTTCTCTAATGTTTTTTCTCATCTTAACCTCTCATTGCAGCATTTATTTTTTCTGCCTTAGCAAACCTATTAGCAATCACACTCCAGCTAAGCTCTTTCATCATTGCAAAAACATAGGTTTTTCTATCCTTTAAATAGTCTCTATAGTAGGCATGCTCCCACACATCCATAACCACTACGGGAAATATCCCGAACATATGATTTAAGCTATGAAGGTCAACAACAGTATTGACATATCTTTGCAAGTACATGTGATATCCTGTTACCACCCATCCATTTCTTGCAGAAAGAGCACATGCAATAAAATCTTTTTGCCACGCATCAAAAGAGCCAAAGTCTCTTTCAAGTCGCATGTAAGGAATTGAGTCCATAGCAATTTCACTTCTGAGATCACTAATGTTTGCAAAATAAAGTTCATGAAGCCACAGAGCATTTAGATTGTATGCTTCATCTACTTTTAGAGATCTAAAGGTAGAATGATTTAGATTTGCTGATTCTTTGTCAACTGCATCAAGCTCAGCGCTAACCTTGTTAAATGTAGAAACATAGTTATCATACAGCTCTTTATGAGCTAGCTTGTTTTTCTGGCTGAGAAACTCAGTGTTTAAATCGAACGGCTTGGGCTGGGCTACGTAGCTCTCGTCTAAAGCTCGAGGTGAAGAGCTTTGAGAATCTAAACCTAGTGACTCCTTAATAATATTTGCTATTTCTGAATTTTTAATATCTGACATCTTTTACAACCTATTGTATGATTTTAAATCCTTTTCTGGAATCCTTATTACGGTTCCGTCTCCTCTTTGGCATTTTATATATAGATCACCGTCAATCCTAACTATTGACAACACAGTGTATACCAAGCCTGACTTAGGCTCTTGAAGCTTAAACCCGGGAGAAATTATAATCTTCTTGTCACTACCCTTGCTAGAAAAAAGACTAACCTCAGACACTTGCCCAGGAGATATTTCTTCAATCATTTTTTCAATATCTTTCTGAGAAAGTGTTGACCTCATCCTCTCCTCAAATGTAAGTGCTCATTACTAATTATTTTAAGCAAGAGCAATTTACAGGTAAAGAACCTAGTCAATAGAATGTTGTCTTACCTTTATCCCAGCATCATTAAGAATATCAATACCTGATGCATCTCTATATTGCTCTAGGAATACAACCTCTTTGATTCCTGAGTTTACTATTGATTTCGCACACATCTTGCACGGGGACAGGGTGACATACAGAATCTTGTCTTTTGGATTGTTGTAGTCCATCTTAAGAAGAGCATTTATCTCAGCATGAATCAATCCTGACTCGCCCGGCTCGGATGACTCTGGCTCATTTGGACCACCTGCATAATTCCCATTATAGCCTACAGAAAGGACCTGAGTATTGTCTGAGGTTACTATTACAGTGCCGACTTGGTGCCTCGGGTCACAAGATCTTTCAGCTATTGTTTTTGCTGTCTTTATCCAGACAGTATCCCAGTCTGGCCTACTTGTCATCAGCAGTCACCTCTAGATTTTTGTAATACGCTAGATACTGACTAGCTATAGGGCCAAGAGAATTTGAACCCGAAAGGCGCTTGCAAAGCTCTTCAGTCTCTGATATAAAATCAACCTCTCGCTCTTTTATTGTGCTTAACTCTTTTTCAACAATGACATTTCTTCTTGGGTCCATATATCCGAACCCTTCGAGGCTATCAGACATCGGATGATTTTTTACCCAATCTTTTGGATCGACATAGATGTCGCTTCTAACGACTGTTCCAGAAATAGTGTGCTGTCGACCCTTTCTAGTCAGAAGGCTCTCATGAGGTGTTAGAACACTATTATAAGCCCTAGATGTGAAAAGAGTGTCAGCTATTGTTAACATGGCAGCGTATAGCAAAGAAACATTCTCAATAAAAAATTGATGATAATCCTCTATATCTGCATCTTTTAATTTCGGCTGTAGCTTTTTTAAAGACAGGAAAGTTGGCCAGGGATGCCTTAATCCAACAAATAAAAGTTTGATATCGTATTTTTGGAACAAATCATGAGTTTTAATCGCATACTGAGATAGATTTTCTACAATTTTGTCAAAATTATCACTTACGAAAATATTCTGGTATCCCATATTTTTAGCAGGATCTGATATAGGTCTAATATCAAATACTCCCTGCTTCCAGATTCTTATAGCAGATCTCCTAAGCTTGTTATACGATAACCCACACTCACTCCCGAGAACCCCTCCATCCTGGATAATATGTGGAAAATTAACTCTCTCACTAAAAACAAAAACTTCCTTCTGAGCATACAGGCATAGGGATAGAAAATTAGATCCTGTTCTCGGTAGAAATAGTTGAACTCCCTTGTTGGCCACAGAAGACTGTGCCATTTGGTATATGAGATCTGCAGCGATTGATTCAAAAGCTTCCGGACAACGATTGACAATCTCTTCAAAAACTTTATAGGAATCCCACACAACTGATTTATCAGAAAGAGGTTTTCCGCTCAGTAGACGATCTACTGCTTCATCCGGAGAAAGATATACTATTCTAGAATCTAATGCTGGAGGTGTGGCATCCTTCACTATAAATTTCCTCTACTGCTTTTTATTATCTCTAGGCTTCTTATCTCTGCCACTGGTTTCTTGATGACTTTCAGGTTTCTTTCTAGGCGATCTCTTCCTGGTTGATCTAGGTTTATCAAACAAATCTTCAACGTGCTTGTTTTTGGGCAGTTGAAAACCTGCAGCTTTTTTGTGACCTCCGCCACCATACTGCTTTGCTATCTCAGAAACGTCGACAGTATCATGAAAAGCTCTCAGGCTCACCTTGGTTTCTCTGGACTCGTGATCCCAGTACCATATCATTGCAAAATCACAGTCAGGGGCTAAGCGAGCACCGATTTCTGACATCCAGTGAGAAGCATTTACAACAAGAACGTCTTTTCCGCCCACCTTTCTAGACTGAGCTTTTTCACAGACTTTCTTGACGACTGTTTTGCTATAGGCTAAAATATACGATCCGCGTTTGCATGCGTCGTCAAAGACTGAATCATCTTCAAACTTTTCAAATTCTTCAAACTCAAACGGAACCATATCAAAAGCTGCACTAAATTCCTTAGAGTATTCAAGCTCCCACTTCCAAAGGTCGCGATCCTGGATGTATTGGATAAATTTTGGAGGCTCTTTTCCCGGATGAAAGAATTCCCATGCTAGCATCGCACCAGACTTTGTCATGTCAAAATGAGTATTTGAAATATCATGAAGCTCGACCATTGCAGATTTATGGTGGTCTATGACAAGAAGAGAATTTGCCTCCTCAATCATCTTCTTTGTAGTGGCGTTGTTAAATGAAAAATCTAGAACTACAACATTCTTACCCTTGACATCAGGCGGCGGTGTTCCATGCTTGCATGCATGGTATTCTGCTCTATTGCCTAGCAGCTTCCATGCAGAGTACGCAGCACCGAAGCCATCTGTACAATCTGCATGGTAAATTACAACGTTTACCAGTGTTGGTTCATTAATCATCTCTCACTCTTTTGATTCATAAACTCATGGTATTCCCAACATCTAGGCTCATACAAGTCGGAACCTCCAACAGTAATCTCTGCACCAGTATGTTTTCGATGAGTATAGTAGGCATCTTTTCCGGTTATCGTGCAAACAGCTGGGCAAATCTCAATCTTTGTTGCCCAAGGCATCATATCTCTAACTTCTTCAAATACATTTCCAGTTGCTGAAAGCTGCAGTGATGACACAACTATGGCGTGGCCTCTTCTAAAAAGATCTAGCAGGGCTTTAGCTGATCCATCTATCATAAAGGCTTCGTCAACAGCAATCACGTCAAACTTCTCCTCAGAACTGTTAATATATTCTAACATGTCTTCGCCGGTATTTACACCTATACTTGGTAATCTTCCGCCAGAATGGGTGGAAATCTCGACGTCAGAATATCTATCATCCATTATCGGCTTAAATGCAATAACTTTTCTATTTTGATATCTATAACGATCCACTGCAGCAAGCAAGCGTGTAGTCTTTGAGCCAAACATAGGCCCAGTAAAAATAATAAACTCAGGGTCTAGGGTAATTCTCATTTTACTCTTCCATAATCATCTTCTATTCTAACAGGTGTGTCTTGCTTATTATTTCCTATCTCTATTATTTGGCAATCTTTTACAGCTTTTATTCTATAGGGACATCCTGACTGGACAAGAAGAGTGTTTCCAGCAATCATCTTTTTCTCTCTAAGGGGGTGTGCAACTGGATCTGTAAATGAAAGCTCATCACCAAATAATACTTCTGCCTCTCCGGACAGTAAGAACAAGACCTCATTCTTTAACTTATGATATTTTAAGCTAGTTCTATGCCCTTCTTTTATATAGAGCATTTTTCCATGAACTCCGTTAAAACCCTGCCACGTTTCTTCATATCCCCAGGGCCTCTCTTCTCTTGCAGGCTTGGACTGAGAAACCCAGACTGACTTAGTGTGCTTTGGATCTTTATATACCGACATGTACTAACTCTCTATGTTAAGTATATGAGGAGTTCCCTCAAAGTGACCTGAAGATGTTTGAACTCCCCATTTAGAAACTATTGGCATATCAGAAAGCTTCTCAGCACCCATATACGACATGCCGCTTCTGATCCCAGCCTGTAGATCTCTAACAATATTACTAACAGGTGATTTTAGCAAGACAGTAGTTTTTACACCTTCTCCAACTGGGAGATCTTCTATTTCTCTATTATTTCTATCAACCATCGCAGAAACTGAAGCCATGCCTCTAAATACTTTATATTCATTTCCTCCTGTCGATATAACTTCCCCTGGCGTCTCTGGTGTGCCTGAAAACATGCTTCCGGCCATAATAAAGTCAGCTCCCGTAGCAAGCGCTTTTACTGCATCCCCAGAAGTTTTTATTCCTCCGTCTGCTATTATTTCAACACCTGCTCTGTCTGCTGCTTCTGCACATTCTAGTAAGCAAGAAAACATTGGCACACCGTGGCCTGTAATGACTCTGGTTGAACAGCAAGAGCCTCCACCAATACCTACCTTGACGCAGTCTGCTCCCCAGGCTGAGAGGTCACTGACAGCTTCTGGTGTAGCAACGTTTCCAGCAACAATGTAAATATCTTCTCCGAAACCAAACGTGTTTCTCATAACCTTTAGCATATGTCGCATCATTGTACTGTGACCATGAGCAATGTCAATAATAAAATGTCTTGCACCTGCTCTGTGAAGTGCTACTGCTCTTTGTATATCATCAGTATTTACGCCTAGTGAAACAAAACAATCAGCACCCGCAGACTTTACTTTTTTAAAATCTTCAACAGCTTGTGCAGTAGATACAAATCTATGGAGAGCTCCAACACCTCCGGACTCAAACATCGCAATAGCCATCTCGGGTCCTGTGATAGTATCCATGTTAGATGAAATAACAGGAACGTCAAGGCTAATATTCCCTATCTTAGAGGAGGTGTCTAGAGATGATCTAGACCTGCAATTGGTAATTTGAGGAATCAGGAACACGTCACTGAAAGTATAATAAGTTTTCATATTTCTAAAGATTCCACCATTGAACAGTTCTATCTAGTCCGTCCCAAAATCTAACCTTTGGCTCGTAGCCAAATCTTTCTCTCGCTGCATCTATGTCGGCCTGGGTATGCATTACGTCACCTGCTCGCCACGGTGCATCTTTAACTTCAGCATCTGGAAATTTACTTTCAAAATAATCTAAGATCTCTCTATTTGAAGTGCTATCTCCACATGCAATATTGTAAGATTCACCATTAAACTTTCCAGAAGCGTTCGCAGCAAGAACATTTGCCTCAACAGTGTTATCTATGTAACAAAGATCTCTTGTCTGACTCCCATCACCATCTGATCTCAGCTTTTGCCCTGTTTTAATTGCATTGCACCAAGCAGAAACTGCAGTGGAATAAGGAGAGTCACCTCGTTGACCAGGACCATATACATTAAAATATCTCAAGCAAACAATATCCATATCATACAGATCAGAAAAAACCTTTGCAATATCTTCTATTGCAGATTTTTGCCAAGCGTAAGGTGATTTAGGATTCTTTGGGCAGCTCTCAGATGTCGGCAAAGTATCAGCTCCGCCGTAAACAGAAGAAGACGAAGCAAAAACAAATCTATCGACACTGTTTCTGCAAGCTTCCATCAGCCTAACTGTCCCAGCTATGTTAACGTCTGTCGTTGCAGATGGATTCTCTACAGAATATAAAACTCGAGGAATTGCAGCTTGATGAAAAACAACACTGTAGTGCCTGTCTCTAATTCTTTCCAATATTTTTTGGTGAGCAAAATCATCCGATATGACCAAAACCTCATGCTCACTAGGAGACTCTGAGGTTATCTTATCAAAATCTGGAAGAAAAGAAGCATTTGGTAGTACCCTCATTTTTAGGCCATCGAGATTTTCCAAGTATCCATTTGACATATTATCAACAACTTCTACTGTCCAGCCCTCTTTGACAAGCCTTCTTGCCAAGTGAGAACCTATAAATCCGCAACCGCCTGTAACTAAACATTTTTTCATTTCATATACTCCTTTTAAATAATACAAAAATAAGATTATGGGTTAATGCCGCTCAAGATATGAGCAGAATTAAAATTTAGCCTGATTTGAACTTTTTCAATAGTAGTCAATTTTACAATCTTTTTAAATATCTGACTTGACAAATAGTAGATAAAATTCAGATCATGCTCTAACTTGTCTAGGACATCTGTAGATCTCATGACGATGTGTAAATCTAAAGTGTTGTCCCTGCACATAGCGTGGATTAAAGAGATGCAAGAGTCGTTTGTGTAGATAAATCTTCTAGAAGATGAAGTTTGAGATAGATTATACTCATTTTTACCTGCAATCTCATCATCTATTTTTTTAAGCATTCCGTGGAATATTTCTCCATAATATTCTCTCTCGCTTGGAAGGTTGAGAATATCACTAGATGCACCTTTGAACTGATTGTCTACAAGGAGTGTGAGCTGCATGCCTGTGCATTCGTTTCTGGGGCTGGCTGAAGAAAGTTTGCAAATCATGTTTGAGATGCCTTCAATTTGCATCTCTGATCTGGAATTGACAATCGATATCAATCTGTCTCTAGATCTTTCTGGAGAGGCGAGATCCTTGTCAGAAAGTAAATAAACGTTTGGTAGATTTATAAGAAAGCCTGCGTCTTCAGCAAAGGCATCGTAAACTCTTTTTAAAGAAGCTTCGTCATGAATCTCATCACCCCTCCTTTGAAATCTCTCTCTGATAATTTCCCACTCAGGAATCATAAGAATAAACAGATTATTTAAATTAAAAACCTCTCTTTTAAAATTGTAGTCAATATCGCCGAGATCACGATTGTACATCTTTCCAAATATTCTTCTAGATATCTGTGACCTATCCATTAGGTGCCACTGATAGCCAGTTAAACTATGTACGTTTCTTATGAGTGTGGTTTTTCCTGAACAATCAGGACCTTCAACAAAGATATTGTGCGTAGCTAGTTCTATCATCAATAATTGTACCTTGAAATTTTAAATTTTATCAAACGTTAATCTGTCTCATCTTGTATGATGATGTACTACATCCCCACGATTCAGTCGATGCAACCTCTGCAAGCCAGATTGTATAGAGATCAGGGACAACTTTAAACTTAGTCCACACACGGAGCCAGCAGCTCTCTGAGTTGTTATCACATACCTTCATCTTATAAAAAACTTTACCGTTCTTAGTCTGTTTTTCAATGATTTCTTGAATGCAGAACCAGACTACATCCTTTGATTTTCCTGAAAGAGCTGTGACAGGCCTGAGATTTGATTTATTTATTTTCTCCATGATTCTAGGCGGGAACACTAGGGCTTCATCGGCACCTGCCATTAGATCGACTGACATTCCAATTTTAACAGTACGAGGCCAATCTCTAGTCCCGGCAGTTTCTGTAATCAAGGTAGGTATATATTCTTTAACGAACCCCTGATTTTTCATGAGCCTCTTGTAGGCAGTCTTTGTCATGCCATACTTTCCCTTCTTTAGCTGATCATAGTTTCCAACAATTATATCGTGAAGCTGCTTGTGATTAGAAATTAATCCGCCTGCCATTTCCTCAAGACTAGAAAATGCTTCTACTTTGCACAGAGAGTCGAAACAAGTCGTGTTCATCTTAGAGGGCTTCCATTTATCTTGATCATCGAAAAGCACATCAGTGATCTTTTCGTACGGCCTGTTAATCATAATCTCGTCAACAGCCGCGTCACCCACCCCTTTAATTGCAGTCAAAGGTGGGACAAATCCTTGCCTATCCTCACTGTAGACCCAAACGTCCGAAGAAGCATTGATGTCAGGCGGAAGAATAGTATACCCTAGAGATTTAATTTCGCTAATAACTTTTCCAAACTTATTAGTGCCGTTCTGAGTCTGGAGGCACGTTGCAAGCCACTCCTTTTCATAGTAGGTGTGAAGCCATGCAGAGTAATAAGAATCAATGGCGTAAGACACTGCGTGTGATTTATTGAAGCCATACCCGGAGAAAAACTCAATTGTCTCATATAGCTTTTCAGCCCTTCCCTGATTCATCCCAGAAATTTCAACAGCACCATTGACAAATTTCTTTCTAAGATCTACCCTTTCTTGAACTTTTGCGGCGTTTGAGTCAAGAGACTTCTTGACCAAAGTCTTACGCATCTTATCAGATGCGCCCTTGTCAAAATTAGCTAGCTTCTGAGCCAAGAGCATAAACTGCTCTTGGAATGAGATAAAGCCGTAAGTTTCGCTTAGAATTTCTTCAATGACCGGATGGTCATACTGAATAGGGTTTCCTTCCTCAACAGACTTTTTAGCCTTCACATACTTGCGATGGACGCCCGCAGAAAGTGGACCCGGCCGATAAATTGCAGTAATGGTTGCCAGCTCCTCGATAGTTCTAGGCTTAGCAGACATGCAGAAGTTTCTTGCGCCCTGTTGTGTAAATTGGAATACCTGGACAAACCTACCTTTGTGATAAACATGCTCCCACACCTTTTGATCATTAAGTGTATTGTAACGACAGTTCATATTTTCATCAAAGAACTTTTGAATATCCGCAAATGTAGGTGCGGGATTACCTTGTTTTCTTAGAATGAGCCTGACACAGTCTTCGACCATTTTAAGTGTAGTTAGACCAAGAAAGTCAAACTTAAGAAACCCATTCGGCTCGAGATGTCTGAAGTTCATGCCCTCTGACCACGGGGTTTGCAGTTCCCCTCGCACCTTAATAACTGGCATGTATTTCTCAAGATCAGGGCAGATTAAAACACCGCCAGCATGACGCCCAATCGATCGAGATTCCATAAAAAGATTTTGAACATGCTCATTTACTTTCGGATATTTTTCCATGAAATCAGCATACTTTAAAGAATACTTCATACAATCTTCGTGAGTCAGAACATAAGTTGACCTTTCCTCATGGTCGCCCATTGCTTTGTGCATAACATCTTTCTCAAGGGTGTTAGTCATAGCATTGACCTCCCCAAAGTCGATGCCATAAAACTTAGACACGTCCTTGATAAGTGACTTAAGCTTGAGAGTATTAAAGTTTGAAACAGGAACAACTGCCTCTTCTCCAAAAAGCTCACGAGAAGCATCAATTAAAACATCTCTATCGCCAGCGTCAGTATCAATGTCTGGCCAGCCGGCCTTCGCTCTGTGCAAGAATCTTTCCCACAGCAATCCATACTTGATTGGGTCAGTCGTTGTAATGCCTAAAAGATAGTTGACAAGGGAACCAGCGCCCGAGCCACGACCAGGTCCAATAATAGTACTCTGAGATGCAAGATCAAAGACCTTGGTCATTGTTAAGAAATAGTTTTCAAAGCCAAGAAACTTGATATCATCGAGCTCCATCTTAGCTCTTTCGATATATTCAGGGCTAGTGTGTAGATTTTCATCAATTAGCGCCTTCTTGACCCTTCGTGCAAGCTGGTTAAACGCAGAATCAGTAGGTGTTCCGAATTTAGGTAGCTTGGCTTCCTCATCAAACCAGACATCTTCACATTGCTCCCAGGTAATATCATATGATCTTTCAATTGCGTCACAAATCATCTGATCTTTACCTGAATAAAAGTCGTAATTTGGAGCGTGTAGTTTGTATTCCTCCCACATCTGCTCTGCATTCTTCGGGTAAAGCTCACACTTTAGATCTTCAAAGGCTGGGAGCTTAGGCATTGCATCCCCTCTGGCACCCATTCTACCGAGCTTTCGGTATAGTTCGCGAGCCTCCCACATATCTCTACTATAATAGTGGCTATCAGCTGTTGCCACGAGCGGAATACCTGTTTTCTCATGTAAAGAAATTAGATGCTTATTTGTTTTGTGCTGCATAGACAAAGAGTTAAACTGGATCTCTAGATTGAAGCTATCTCTCCCGACAGCATCAATAAATCTGTCTGACATGTTTTCAAGATCTAGCATAATGTCTTGATCTGACCTTCCAAGCGCCTCACCTCTCGCAATTAGAGAAGCTGGGTAGCCTCCAATACAAGCAGTGCTTACGATCAATCCATCGCCGTGCATCTTTAAAAGATTATAGTCAATTCTCGGAAACCTATAGAATCCGTCAGTGTAGGACTTTTTAACTAGTGTAAAGAGATTCTGCAGACCTTTTTGATTTTTTGCCAAAACTACGAGATGATATCTACGCTTCCAGTCATTCTTTTCGAAATCGTTCTTAGTCTCCTCCTCATCCTCAATAACGAGGCCTCCCGATATTTCATCTTCAGAATTAATATCAGTAGACTCTTGTGCTTTTTTCTCACTACGTGCAGCGCGAACCTCTTCCCTATGTTTTTCATACGAAGCTCGCCATTCAAGCAAAGATGGTACAAAGTAAAACTCAACACCATAAACTTGTCTATATTTTCTTCCTTGCTTTTTTAGCTTCTTTGCATATGTGTGAGCATGAGCTAGACCGTTTCCATTTCCATGATCTGTTAGGGCCCAGGCATCCATTTCATTAGAAAGAACAAAATCAATGTGCTGGTCTGGATAACCTAGCCCATCATAAGGTGAGCCTGTGCCGCAGTGTGCATGCAATCCAACAAATCTCGACGGGGTAATCAGCTTTCCATTTTTTGACATATCTTATCCTTTATGTACATTATAACACAGACTAGCTGTGTTTACATGAGATTTTTTACTTAGCGTGCTTATCAGCAATTGAAAAAGAAGCCCATGAGTTAGGCTTTATTTTATTTTCAAAACCAGCAGACTCAACGTATCCTCTGATCGAATCACTGAAGCTAGAAGTAGCAGCTTGTGAAGCAGGCGGACTAACGTCTATGTGGACTTCTATTCCATCAAGACACATCTCTCTAAAAATTTCACCAACTTCTACAGATTTTTGAGTCTCGTAAAAGACTCTATGATAAAGTGATCCGAATTTTTTTGCCTTTACTTTCTGCCTAGTAAAGAAATATCGTCCGCCAGACTGCATTGCAGAGCCATGTAGGCATATCACTGTTGCAAATATAAAGCTTCCGCCATCTTTATGTGAGTCAGTTCCTATAAATATTTTTCCATTTTTGCCATGGTGATGGACAACTTCACATATAATATCATCAAACTCTACTGTTTTTCCAGATCCAGAAAACCACTGAGTGCCCATCAGAAACCTCTCAGCTATAAATATTTAAAATTTAAGAATCATTCAATTTCTTTATCGTACGGCTCGAAAAGAAGCTCATCTGCGTTATGAACTCTATCAAGATAATCTTCAAGCTGCTCAAACGTAGTGCATACCTTTACTCCGCTTCTTGCGAGCATCAAGTTAAACTTTGCTCCCGGAGGAAGACCGTTACAGAAATAAACAATAGGGATTTCTTTTGCGTGTGCATATCCAGCCTCCCAAATTGTTCCAATGTCCTTATCTCGCGTGTTAACAATTAGAAAGTCTGCTGTTTCAATGTGATGCAAATTTCCTGCAAACGTTTCATCCTGAACAGACTGTGGAGCATCAGGCGGGCAAACAAAAATTCGCCTTGGAGAAGCTAGATCAATCCAGTCACGGCTGTCACAAATTTCTTCAAGAGCTGATAGCTCTTCTGCTTGGACAGGATTAAACCACCCTGCAGCCAAGTATATCTTCTTAGTCATTATGTTTCCTTTGTTATAAGAATATCTTACAGTAGAAAATGCTACTGTTCATTTTTGTCAACTGTTGATCTTCTCTTATTTCTAGAATCAGCTATTGCACCAGTATTAAAAGATGGTCGATCAGTTTTTCCAGTACAGTAAGAGAGCTCTTTTTCCATCTTGTCAGTGTTCCAGCCTCTCTTTTTATGCCTTTTTATCTTAGAAGTAAGCCTTCTAACGTGCTGATTTTGTCTTTGTAATTTAGATCCCATTTACTTTTTCCTATTTTTTGAAGACAGGTCTTTTCTTTTTGATTTTGATTTCTTTGCAGGTGCCGTTTCTTTGATCGGATACCATGACTTTACTTTGAATCTAGTGCCGCCTGGTCCGCATCTCCTGATTTTTACAAGAAGCTTGTTATCAGGATCTGTGCTGAGGAGGCTGTTCTTGTAGGTGCTAGCTGCCTCATAGCTCTCCAAGACCTTTTCTGTTTTCCAGCTTTTTGAAGCTACAGTCATTTAGAATGTCCTTTATATTCTTCTTCTAGAAGGTTTATTTCATCAAGCGTTTTATTCCAATATTGTCTAAACTTGGTATTTCCATCTACCTCATCTTCAGGCGGGGCTGTGCCGTTTAGATCATATCGATATCCCTGATAGATAGTGTCATCTGGATGATATTCAATGTGCTGATCGCTCTCGCTGTCAGGCCAATAAAGATTCGTACCTGTTCCTGATCTTACGTTCTTAATATAATGCCACGCAGGTGATGTTAAAGTCTTAGTCCCAATAACAGCACTTGCCTCAGGGAGAACTCTAATAATTTCAAGTGCCATCTTGGCTGCAATCAAGTTATCAACAGAAGGCTGAATTTGCTTGTCAGCTCGCTGCTTAACAAATCCGATAATATCCTTTAGATTAAATCTACCATAATAGAAAGTTGACAAGCACTTTGGCAAAATTGTTCGAGCATCCATCATTGAAATCTGTCTGGTGTCAACCATGTCAGCATAGAGCTGCTTTGCATCTTCAACGTGCCGCTTCCATCGACGATATAGATCTGGACTATTTTCAACGGCACTAGGAACTAGACAGGGTTCGTGATGAAGAAATCTATCGCCTGTGCACTGCGCTGCCCAAGAACCTGCTCTGTGTCTAATCAAATGAGTTACAGTTTGAAGATCAATTCCTGCAAACTTGAATGTAAAGCTAAAAATCTCCATCGGGGTCGGCAATGCTCTAAAACAAAGAACATCTTCAAGGTTTTCACTTAGCTCGCTTTGGGACACACCTTCAGGATTAGTAAAGTCGGGCGTGTCAGCCCATGTAGCCTTGACATATCGCCAGGCAACATCTCGCATCTGCTCAGCAGTCGGATGATCAACTAGCTCAACCTGTAGAGCATCGAGATCATTTAGAAATTCAGTAGTCGGATCTTCATCAAACCTCAAGGCCATAGGAAGATTAACAGGTGTCAGGTTTTTGTTTTGTGGCAATTTAGCCCTCCTTTAGATTGTGTACTAGATTATAAACACTGCTTGTGTCATTGTATAGCTGAACTTTTGAAATATTTTTTAACTCTTGATTATAGCTTTTTACAGGAGAGAGAACATGAACTCCGTGCTTGGCGTATTCTGACGCGTGCTTGGCAGAGTCATCAATTGCGCATACAACCCGGTCAGCATCGTAGAAATCTTTTTGAACAAGCCATCTAAATTTCTCAGGTGAGAAATCAAGGTGATGGAACTTTACACCTGCGTGATGAGCCCAGTAAAATGTATCATGCAAGCAAGTAATATTATCCTTAGGTCTGGCAGTAAGTATTTGAACCCAGAACCCTTCATCATACAGCCTATTCACAGTTTCTATCATCTCTAGATTAGGGCTAATTCTTCTAAGGCCTCCGTCTAAGATAAAATCTTGAAAAACTGCCTCAGGTAAAAAACCTGCCTCTTTAACCTCTTTTGTGCTGTAGTACTCTGTAGATTCTGGGTTGGCCTGGATTCCCTTGTTTTCCTGTAGCCATGATGTAAAGTCTTCTCTAAAACAGTTTATTACATCATCCATATCAACAACGACGACAGGCTGGCCAGACCACTCATTCTTTTCCATTTCATATCGCATGTGAAGAAACAGATCTTTATTCCAAAACGCTTCTACGAAATCATTCGTGTCAATGTCCCACATATTTAAAGTTGCCAAAAGATATCTAAAGGTATCAATTGACTTATAAAGTATCCTACGCTTGTCAACGTCTTGCTTGACAAGCCGGTGGTCCTTGAAATTCACAGAGTTGGCAAGATTAGTTACTTCAGCGTGCATGGCAAGAGAAAAAGATTTTGTCATCTCCTGCCTCTCTAGATCTGTAAGATCTTCATTCTTAAAAAATAGATCAGAAAATTCTTTCTGTCTTTCAAACATCTTGTCAATTGTGGACAATTGGACCTCCTAAGGCTAGAAAATATTATAACTCATGCTCTGCGGGTTTTACAATTTAATATCCAGAATTTACTCTCTCTCTGATTATCTGATCTTTCTTCTCATAAGCGTCGAACAATTCTTCATCTGACACACCAACGAGCACGAGTACAGATAGAAAGTAATTAAATGCATCAACTATCTCTTCAAGAAATTCATCTCTATTAAACTCGGTTATCTGAGTAGATCTATGAGGTTTCCAGTTTTTGAGATGTTGCAAGGCTTCAAACATTTCCTCAACACCCCGGAGTGCCATATCTCTAATGTGCTGTTGAGACTGTTTGTCTGAAAGGTCAACTGGCCATGACGGACTTATTTCTGGATCTTTTTCTCTGATCTTGTGCATGAAGCTTTCTCTCAGAGAAAACATTCTAGCAAGTTTGTCGTGACTCATTTCAAAAACCTACTCATTCATATTTGCTATATCGTCTTGGAGCTTCTTTAAACTTGCATCGAAGACCTCAAGATATTCGGAAGTAGGGTCTAAAGTGCCCGGGTTTTCCTCAGAAGGTGTGATCTTCATCATTCGCAGGTTGTCAACAACATCAGTTCCCGTAAGAATCGCTAGTTGTACAAGCTTAGCAACCTGGCCAATTGTTTCATCAGATAGTCTATATTCCATTTTTTCTCCTATTTTTGAACAGACGGAACCCAGTGGGTTGTTCTATTGTCTTTAGTTTTTTCTTTAACAACTTGATTACCAGCTGGATCTTTAGATTGATTATATACAATAAACCTTGAGCCGTATTCCCCTGTTTCATCATTAAATCCAGAATAGGTCCTAATTGTAGCTCCGCCTGAAGAAAAGCTTTCTTTCATGACATTCCTTATGCTCTCGTTGAGCTTGGCAATTTCACTATCGGAAAGGGATTCGATTGTCCTGTGGGGAGACAGCTCTGCAAGATAAAGAGCTTCAGCTTTGATATAGTTTCCTACACCCGCTATCGCTCTTTGATTCATTAGAACTTCAGGCAATGTCTTCTTCTGATATCTTCTCATAATCTTTAAAAACTCAGAGTCAGGAACATCAGCAGCAAGCATATCAGGCCCGAGAGATCTAAGCTTGTCTACGAGGAGCTTACCATCATCTACAAACTTAACTGTTCCAAAATTACGCTGATCATTAAAGAATATAGACCCATCATCAAGTACAAATTCAATCCTGCTGTGCTTCTTTTTTTCTTGAGACCACCCGCCTGTCATCCCAAGAGTATTCCAGATAGACCACTTGTTTTTTAAGATTATAAAAATAAACTTACCATGGACTCCTGGGCCTGCAACTTGAACAGGCAATTGTGCACAAATCTCATCAAAATTTTCGGGAGGTTTCTTATCATATCTTCCGCTCAAGATTTTAATCTCTTTCAAGGTTCTTAAAGAGATTCTCTCAGCTAAAGATTCACCAATTCTTTTTACTTCAGGTCCTTCAGGCATTTTTGAACTTTATCTCCTATGTGTGTATTATATAAAAGGTAAGGTCTTTGTTCAATGAAGCGTATAATCATATCAGATACGCACATCGGTACTAAATTTTATAAAGCTGATGAGCTTCTATCTTTTCTTGAATCTTCAGAGTGTGATGAACTCATCTTAGCAGGAGATATTATTGACTTCATCAAAATCCCAGTCTTTACAGAGAGGTGTCTTCAAATTATCAAAAAGATGGGAGAGGCAAAAAGAGTCATCTACGTTGTTGGAAACCATGACGAAGGTTTACTCGGGGTTGTTGGTAAGAAAGTAATGGGTGTTGAATTTGTTAAAAGGTATGAATTTGAAGAAGAAGGTAGAAAGTTTAGAATAGAACATGGTGATGCTTACGATAAGGGTGCGTTTCACAACAGAGTGTTTGTAAAGTTTCTATCAGTCATACAAAATATGCTTGAGTTTACTTTTAACTTTGACTTCACAACATGGTGGACTTCGATACAAATTAAGAAACACAAACTTAGATCTATAATTCATATTCTAAGACACCACCCAAAAATTGATGTTTTTATCATGGGACACACACACATTCCGGAAGCACTAATTTGGGTTGACGAAGACCAAAATATTAAAACTTACATCAACTCAGGAGATTGGGTCACCCATCAAACTTATGTTACAGTAGATGACGGGGTTGCAAGGTTAAGAAAGTTTAATGATACACGCTAAGACAAAAGCTCTTCTCGTATAATCTCGATTACCCTTGATTCTTTAACAGACATGGAAGAGTCATAGGCATCGTTCTTTATATTAGAAAGCTTTTCTAGGCTGCCATTTCTTCTTAGAACTTTAAAAGCAATATTTCCAGTAGAGTATTGACCCTTTCTGGTTCTCAGGCCAGACCTTCGCATTCTCCTAATCTTTTCCTTCACTTTTTCTGATAGCCTAATAGTCTCTTCTGGGCTCGAATCCATCTTCTCGAGCTCAGCAATTTGCCTCATAATCCCAGCAGCTTTCTTTTTGACAGCATCAAAGCTAATCTTCTCCCCCTGCTCGTCAGGTGGGATCCTGATCCACTCACCGTTTAAAACTGAATACAGCCCAGTTGAAACATGCTCCTCACCGGCATTCTCGACATATATCTCAACGTCGTACCCTTTGACTTTAATATCATGCCTAAGATTCCATAGAGCAGCAGCGGAATTAAAATATCCCTCAACTAGATCCTGATCTTCATCAACTTCTGAAAAATTCACTATGATGTGAAGATCAACATCGGAATATTTTGACCAATTATAGTTTGCCAGAGATCCGGTGAGACGGATGTCTTCTGGTTGAAACTCTACATCGAGCCCATCTACGAAACTTTCGGCGACTCTTAGAAGAGCTTCTCTAACATCATCATGCATGGCGTCATCAGAGCTCCACACTCTTTTTTCTAGGGAATCATTAAATGAAAACCCGTCCACCTTAACATCACGTGCTGCTATCTCTCTTACAAGCTGTCGCAAGAGTCTCTTGGTATCAGACATGTAAATAAATATTTCTACATGTCCGATATATCAGAACTATATTTTTCCTTTAAAAAGTTGTGATAGTTTACCAGAGCACCGTCTTTTGGTTCAACATCCCTCCACTGGCCCATACAGAAGATTAGATATGCATCCGAAGCATACTTTCCGATCCCATAGAGAACGTCTGGTTGATCTTTCCATTCTTTTAACAGGTAATCATTAGACATTCTAACCAAGCTAACAGAGCGTCTCCTAGACAATCCTAGCGGCTGTATCATCTCCTCTATGTCTTTAGGATCTGCTTGAGATGCAGACTGAGCGTCTGGATACTTTGAAAAAAAATCCCACATGAAAGGCTCCGACTGAACTCTTTTGGTTAGGTTGCAAAAGATACAAGCAACAAAGATTCTCCAGGGATCTTGCCAGAGCTGCTCTTGAATCAAATTATAAGGTGATTTCGGAGGTTTCCACATATAAACATTATAATATTAATTAAGAATCTTTACACGAGCTCTAAGATTTTAACCGCTTTCTCACCCAGCTAAGAGATTTTCCAGGACGGCCATCTTTCCGGGAGCGTCTGACAGCAGCGCCTGGTGCAGTCCAGCCCTTCTGCTTGACAAAATTAATTACAATTGTCTCCTTTTCTTCCTCAGAGACATGCCACCAAAGCCAGAAAAGAGTCTCTTTAACTTGGACAGTATCTTTAACATATTTTTCTGACTGTGTGGCTAGCATTTGAATTATCTCTTCTGTAGAAGGAATCTCTATATTGAGATCAACAGCAGCCATTAATACACGAGAATAGTTTTCGCTTGCGTAAGACTCAACAACCTCTTCGTATATTCTTACTAGCCGAGCCTTTTCCTCTTCATCCTCAAGCTTTATTAGCCTATCAGGGTGCGTCTTGAAAGTAACTTTCCTATAGAGTGTCTTTGCCCAGGGAGGATGAGATACACTTTTAGCTGGCAAGTCTTCAGTTTCTAAATCAGGTTCAGCTTCTGAGAAATCTTTTGGAGAAGAGTCTGCTCTCTCTTCTTTTTGATCCGTCTCTGCATGTGACTGCTGCTGATAAGCTCCGTCAAAATCCTTGTCGTACACGTTGAGATCATACTGTATCTTTTTTACTCTATTAAAAAACTCAGTCTTTGCATGATCGTGGATCTCGATGGCCTCTTCATACTCTGCTTTAAAGAACTTTACTTTATAAACGTTCTTCTTTACTTTTAAATCTGACATATCCGATTCTCTATCGGATATAAATATTACAAACTTTTCTGAACGAGCTTAACATATGCATATGCTTGTTCAAGGTATAGTCTTTGCTGATTAAGTCTGCTAATTAAATTATCAATAGCTATGCCCTGCTCCTGAACACAGCCTAGTGATTTTAAATCTACCATCTCTCCTTTTGACTGAAGGTCTTCTGCAGACTGACGACACTTTTCAGAAAGAGAATTTAACTGAGCCCTAAGCAGAACAAGTGTATGATCGATCGATGATCGTGCAGCTGAGATTTCCTCAGATAAAGAAATGTGCGTAATAGTGTTTGACATGAAGTTATACTATTACGCACATTTAAAAATGTTTATATCTTTTATCTGATCCAGCGGCCTGCCACCCAGACGCGCTTACCTCGTCTCACTTCCCAGTGACCAGGAACCCACCTGGCATTGTAGTGAGGCTTTCGAGGAGGAGGGCCAGCTCGGTGAGCACGATAGGAAACTCCATGCACCGGGTGGCGCCAGTATCCAGAAACCCACCTTACACCTTGCCAATGGCCTGAGACCCAGTTCCATCCGACAGTCACAGTCACACCTGATCTTGGATGATGCTTTCCGTGAGCATAGCTAGCTGGTGCCATTAAAAAGAGACCAGCAATACATACAATAGCTTTCTTCATTTGTTTTCTCCTGTAGCAAAGGCTACATATATTATAAGCTTGAAGGGCTGCTTTCATTCAATTTTTTTTAAAAAAGTCAGCTTTATTTTTGAAAAGACTGACGTGCTGTTTCAAAAACATCAACAACTAGCTGGACTGGCCAGACAGGAGACATAACCACTCTTCTCTTGTAATAAGATATGGTTTCATTATTTACTCTTATTGCGTCTCTTGATCTGTTTTTTTGTCTAACACTTAAAGCCAACCTTAGGGATGATATAGACTCGGTGAGCCGAGAAATAAAAATTACAGCGTAAGCGGCTATAAGCAGCTCATGCATTATTTTTTCTCTCTAGTTGTAAATGCATCTCTAATTATCTTTCTAAGCTCATTCTCATTTAGCTCAGACAGGGAGACAGATCTTTTTGAAGACCTTTTTGCTGTAGTTCTTTCAGGAGGCGCCTTCTGTTGTGGAACTGGTTTAGGAATAGTATCGGCCTCTTTCCTGGACTCATTGTGTATGACTCTAGATTTTTCAACCTTTCGAACAGGAGAGGAGAGCAAAGAAGCAGATGCAGTTACTCTTGGAGCTCTTTTCTTTGGAATAACGGCTTCTGCAGTAACTGTAACAGCCTTTTCAAAATTAACAGACAGACTCAGTGGCTTAAATATTCTATCATCTACAATGACTTCAAGATCGGTCTTGTATGTCCCTTCTTTGAGAATCTTGTCCATCGGAGGTATGCTTACAGTAACCTCACCCTGAGTATCAACAGTTCCTGGAAAAGTATAAGACATTTCTGGGCCTTCAATCATTAGCCTGCAAGAAGACTCCCCGGGACGAGTTCCCTCTACTTTGACCATAAAACTAAGCTCGTTATCAGAGTCAAGCTCAAGATCAATTAACTGCATCAATAGTCTCCTTTTTTAACTTTGACTTCAGATATAACTATTCTGTAAGGCGAGCTATTTACAGAAGTAGTTTCCATGCCGCTAACCGTCACTGTCGCTTCGTGATCTTCGTAGAACTCTGTAATTAGAAGCTTTGAAGAGGGGAGTGAAATTTCTTCATTATTTACAGCAAGCAACATTGCTCTGACCCTATAGAGTTCAGGTATAATCTCAGTAATTCTTTTGGCGCCGTTACCGACTCTTCTGATAACCTTTTTAATTACCTCTACGATTCGACCGATGAATCCCCTGGCTATCAAGCTAGAAGGTGTTGCTCCGGGCCCGAGACCCCTGGTGACTGTAAAGCCAGGCACTATACGCTCCCAGTTCCTACTAGCCTTCTCTCAAATAGCTCGTCTATTGACGCGACTCCATTTCTATCGAACAGCTTAAATCTAGCAATCTCTGTTGAGTTATCATCCTGATAGAAGGCCATCTCTTTGTTTTCTTCGTCAATTTCCCATCGACCGGTGTGGATATAGCGTGCCATTTTTTGATCGATCTTCACTTCTTCGGTTGCAAAAACACTAGAGTTTCCGCTAACTGACCAGACGATAGATCCGCTAAACTGCGTTGAAAGATCAAGCTCAACACCGTAGAGTCCGGTTGAAGAGCCTAGCTCATAGATTCCAGAGTTTGTGGAGGAAACTTTCTCTACACCCTGAGTATCATATAAGGCATATCTAATGCTTCCCGATATTCCTCCCAAAGAGCCTCCGAGATTAGCTGTTTGTAAAACTTTCAAACCTTTTCACCTTTATCCTCTGCAGCCCTGACATGTCTCATTTTCTCAGGCCTGTCTCCATGACTTCTGCTTTCTGCAGAAAGATCAGCACCTGATTCTATAGCCGAAGAGACTCTCTCCTCAGCCTCTCTAGCATGCTGTTCTTGCTCGGCTTCTTTCAGCCTTTTCTCAAGGGTTGCCTTAATATAGTTTAAAACCTCTTCTACAGAAGCCTCTCTTCCCTTTACCTGTGAAAAAATAGCGAGGCTGTTAGAGAATTTAAAAATTTCATCTACAAGTAGTTGAACAAATAGTGGAATTACATTTTCGCTAGCTTTTTCAGACTGAGCATGTCTATAAAATCTCGTAGCTGCAGTTTCAACAAAGCTTCTCAGAGAATTTTCAGAACCACTTAGTGATATCTGCTTTTGAGATGAATCTTGTAAAAGTGCAGTTCTATATTTTTCAAAGCTTTTTACAAGCTCAGATATTATTACAAGTTCTTGATCGTTCAACTTTACCCCCATATTATTAAAATATTACGTCAAATAATAAAAAAATCTCCCGGTGAAGTAAATCACCGGGAGATAAGGTAGACTAAAAAGCCTATTAATTTACATTGGGCTCTTAGTAAAGATAACAACGTCGTCTGGCTCGAGCTGGAACGCGAAGTTAATCGTCGTCACCAGTGAACCTTCACCGCTATAATCTCCACCACCTGGGACGTTAGCCGCAGATGCCATCAGCTGACCGTTAACGAAGACATCAACCAGAAGGTTGTTGTTATCTCCGCCGAAGTCAAACCCAGTTACATCGAGAGCTGACCCGGATGGGACAGAGCCTGTAATTGTAGTTACAACCTTAGAACGTGAAGAGCTAGATCCACTAAGTAGAACTAATCCGTCATGATACAGCTGGTCGTTGAGAGCATACAGCTTTTTGTTAGGTGCAGTAGGATGAGCAATATTGTTAAACAATATCGGAGATTGAATTATTTCAATGCTGTCGTTCTGATCTCCACCCTTGAGCTGAACACCGCCACCGGCGCCTGTGCTAGCATCAAGAAGGATAGCATCAACATCATCCTGAGCAGCAGTCACCAAGAAACGGCCACCTGTGGTAGCACTTATAGAAGTCTGACCACCGATATTCAATGCAGCAGCTGATCCGATATCAGTTCTCTGAGAACCGGTTATTTGGATATAGCCCGCGTTGAATGAGCCTGATGCTGTGTTACCTGCATCGATGTCAACACCAGTGTCAACATTACCAGCTCTAATTCGGATGTTATCACCCTTTGTTTCACTGTATAGTGCAACCAAGCTACCGGTCACCTCTACTTTGACACCACCATCGATTACAATTTCACCATCAACTTCACCGAAGATCTTGCCTGCACCTCCAACAAACTGAATTTCATTGTTTGCAGGGAAAAGGAGTGATTTTTCAGAAGAGTCAAATCGTGCGATCTCTGCATTGCCGGTGGCAGCATCTTCCCTGAAGATGATGTCCTTGCTACTTGCCTGTGGCTGTAAGACAACGTCAGTTGAAGAATTGCTAATCTTGAGTAGTGATGTACCACCATCAAGGAACTCGAAATCTCCGCCATCAGCATCGAGCAAGATATCTCCGCCAGCGTCAACAACGAATTGAGCACCAACAGAAGCTGTTAGTGATTGCTGGGCAGTTATCACCATACCCTGTGCAGCTACATCAATATGATCGTTTGCGCTATCAATCTCAAGCTTATCAACGCGAGTGTTACCACCTGCGAGAGCGAGAAGATTGTTGGTTTGAGTCATGGTGAAATCACCATCATCAAAGTTGATTACCGCACCTTCCGCAAGGAAGAGATCTGACCATCTTTCATCTGAGTCACCAAGTGATGCGCCATCATCAGTTATGGGCTTAAGGTGACCAGTCCTAAGAGGAACACCTGCAACAGCATTACCCATTGACTGAGATGTCGGAGATGCAAGGAATGTTGCAAGCTCAAACTCTGATCCGTCATAGCTTAGGGCTGGTAGTGCACTATAGGAGTTAGCTCCGCGAGCAAAGATTAATGCTCTATCACCGACATTGTTGAAGTTGAGAGTCGCAGCAGAACCAGAGACACCTAAACCGATAATCGAGTCTTGAACGACCAGGTTTGAAGATGAAACTGTTGTTGTAGCTCCTTGAACTATCAGATCTCCGGTGACTACAGCATTACCAGTAACGTTAAGATTATCGGCAACCGTTGTCTCGGAAGTAGTGTGACCAATTGTGATCGGAACTCCGGATGTAGCAACACCAAACTTAATACCGTTTGAAGTATCAGTCGTATCAATCGTAACTGCGCCAGCAGCGTCGATATCAATAGCACCCGTTCTTGTCTCAATATCAATAGTTCCGCTATCAGCCTTGAGATTAAGACCTGCTGAACCTGAAACTGTTAAAGCACCAACAGTTGTTACGTTTGAAGCACCAACACCGTCGATTGAGAAGGTGGAGGTTGAATCAATTGTAACTGTAGCAGAATCGATATCAAGAGCACCTGCATCAATGTCAATGACTGAATTTGCATTTTCATTAGCATCGAGATGGATAGCTGTTCCACCAGTGTGGTCACCCTTAATAACAACCTTGTTATCAGCGCCGTCGGCAGTAATAGATACATCGCCATCAGCGGTGTCTATAGTAATTCCAGTTGCAGCGTCGATATCAATAGCACCGGCAGTAGCATTAATATCAATTAGACCCTGAGGTGCCGTGATGTCAATCTCACCGTCACCACCCTGAACAGAAACGCCGTTTGCACCGGAAAGTACAAGAGAGCCACCAAGAGTTGTAAAGTTAGAGTTACCAACACCGTCGAGTGATATTGCACCTGCAGATGAATCTATTGTGATAGCACCTGAAGAGTCGAAATCAATGTTTCTCGCACTAGCAATGTTAACATCTCTATCATCGTCTACAGAAAATATTGTAGTGTTATTTTCTTGAATTATAACGCCTGTTTTACCGTCAAGCGTAAGTGCACCATCTGAAGTTGCAACCTCTGAGGCTGCTCCGGCATCAACTGTAAATGCCCCTGCGGTATCTACATCAAAAATACTTGTACCAAACGTTCCCTCTGCACTGTTAAAGACTTCATTAGAAGCTTTACCGTGAATTCTCTGAACTGCAGCGGCGAGGGCACCAACTATATCCTGTAAATTGGATCCAGTTAGAGATGCTGCAGCGACTGGCGTAATGTACTGACCAACTTCATTTTTAATATTGACAGCTGATCCTGTAACTTGCGCCAGGGTTATCTGTGTTCTAGCCATTTTATTTTCCTATATTTAAAAATTGTTTTTCTTAAAAAACTAAAAAACATTCTTTAAAATCTTACTGCACTTAACTGACTAGACTTGACCTTTAACTTTACTAATAACTATTATCAAATTAGTGAAAAAAAAATAAAATTAACCCTTATAGAGAATCTTTTTCAAAGACCTCAGGTGATTGTCAAATTTACAAAACTCACTGTTGACAAACTCTAAGGCTAGAGAAAATGCTGTCTCTTCTGGATCAAAAAATATAAATTCAAACTTTCCACCCGGCGAGCGTCGAGCATCTTTCAGCTTAAGATCTCTCATCATCAAATATACTGCCAGCGGAAGATCTGAGGTTGTGTATATTTTTTGATCTGACATTTAGGTTCCTTTTCAATTATATGTATGGCGAATTCAAGTCACTTTGTTATAAATTGCTAAAACGAGACTATTAACCTCAGGAATAGAAGCAGTTGTAAAAAATACATTACTTCCTGTGACAGAATAATCTTGAAAAGTGTGAATTCCAGAAGGTGTCTGAAGCTGACCGTTTACAAAAACAGAGACTTCGGAAGTAGAAAAGGGTGTGCTTGCAAGAGTAAACAGTGTATTTGACCCGTCAGCATTGCCTGATAGCTTTTCATTAAACACCATTTCCTTGTTGGTTTTAAGGCTCCCTGAGATAACAACGTCACCTCCGAAGACTGCTGTCCCTCGCGTAGATGTTCCGACAGAGCCCACAGTACCAGATACAAAAAAGTTTGTATCTGCACCGGGAACAGGCTTTCCGCCTACAGTGAACGTTCCAGTTACACCGACATTTCCTGAAAACTGAGATCCTGAAATCGTCGCAACAACAGAGTTGTTAATACCTACAGTATAGTTTCCACCAGCGCCGCCATCTGTAGTAGTAATTCCCGTGCCAGCAGTAAAAACTCTTTCATTTGCCAGAGATCCTGTTGCACTGAGGACTAAATATTGAGCATTCCCGTCGCTGGCACCTGACCCTCCAGAGGAACCGGAAGAAATAACCTCTTCAGCCATTTTACCAATATAGGTGAATGCTTTAGCGTGAGCAGGAATCTTGCTAGCGTCGTAGTCTTGTAAAAAGAGTATGCCGTTATAGAAATCAACATTCCAATCAATATTATCAAGAAGAGGAATCTCATCTCCAATGCCACCTGATCCATCATCTTTGAATATTTTAATAATATATGGATTAGGAGAGTCTTGGGAGAAAAACGGAGGCACTATCTGAACAGCACCGAGCTTTTCGTGAACTAAACTGCCGTTGTCAAAAGAGCCGTTACCTTTTCTTGGGTTGGTAGAATTTGACTCATAGTCTGACGGGAAGACAAACTTATAAGCATGAGGACCCGAAGACTGAGAAGACTCTCCTGAATCAGAACCGCCGCCGCCTCCGGAACTATCAGCATCGTATGTAGTTCCTGTTAGAACCTGAAGTGTAAAAGGGACATACTCAACAGTAGCATCAGAAGAATCATCAACACTTGATGTCAGATAGAGAGTTGTTCCAGGACTAGTTGGAATTGACTGACCGAATATAAGAGATGTAGCGGCCTGAATGTTTGACCCAATAATCTCCTCACCATCAGTTTTCAGGTTCGAAGTATGGGCTTTTCCTAAAAGCTTCTTTTGTGCAAAGAAAGTTGCCGAAGTATTACTTTTTCCAGCCATCCTAGCTCCAGCTCACGCTTATCTCTGAGATGTAGCCTGTCCAGTTCTTGTCAGCAGATATTCTTATTACAAAATACTGAGCACCCGAGACAGTGCCATCAACAGTCAGGCCGTTAAACGTACAAGTATTTGTAGCACCCCCAGAGTCTATAGTTGCATCCAGGTCGCCTGACAGACAACCGTCTCCTTCACTTGTATTTCCAGATCCTTCTGAAGGCTTTCCAAGATCAAGAAATCCAGATTTTCCAGGTATTGCAACCTCAACAAAAACGTTTTTATTAGAACCTAGAGTACCTTGATTTGCACCAGTCTTCCCGACTATTATGGCATCTCCTTTTATAACTATTGAAACACTTGGTCGATCATTTGTTGTATTGTTTAAAAATCCTCTAAAATATTCTCTTGTAGCAACGCCTAGAGCTGAGTAGTTAACGTTTGAATCTGGCCCGTCAAGGACACCTCCTTGACTATAGTTTCTAAAGTCTCCCTTATTGCCACCATTGAACGGACTTACTAGGTACCCATCATAAAGCATCAGACCGACATAGTACCCGGGAAAATCTGAATTATCGTTCAATGATCCTGAAGAAGACCAGTTATACACATCAGACGAAACATGTGCCTGAGATGTGTAGCTTCCGCTTTGTAACCTAAACCTCTCACCATTAAAATATTCTATAGTGTTTGCATTTGAATTATCACTAGCAGAATAAACATGGAGCACAGAAGACGTCATGACAGTAGTAGTTAAGTTTGTCTTAAGCGGATGATCAAATACAAGCGATCCCGATGTGTAGTAGTGAGTTGAGAAAGTTCCACTAAGAGATTTTGACTGAGAGAATCTTATAGTTCCGCTGATGTGAACATCATTATTTTGAGAGTTTGTAGTTGTATTTAGATTTTGTAAAGCTGCTGTTGAAGATGCGTCTGTTTTTGTAGAAGATAATCCAGTACCTGACTGTATTAGCTTAACCCCTGTAGCATTTGTAAGATTTGTAAAAGATATGGCAGTGCCACTATCTGAAAATACGTTTTTATAGAGATTTGAAATTTTTGCTTCTACACTTCCGCTTGGTTGAACAAAGTATTTTACGCCACTAAGCTGGAATATGTTATCGTCTTTAAAAGGCTTCAGTGTTAGACTAGCAGCAGAGAGGGCATCGTTATTATTGTCATTAACCCATTCAACATAGTTTGTCTCTCTGTCTGTACCATGGACAGTATGAATTACTCTTGCGTAGTTCCACCCATTGCGCTGATCTGCTGTGTGTACCCTATATTTTCCTGTCCTATAAATTTCTAAGAAATAGGGAACACTATTGTCAAACTCAGAAGGCCTCCACACACTCAGATCAAAAAATCCCGATCCATTTGAATTTAAAGAATTTCCTGTTCCTGAGCCTGGCTCTCCAGATCCGACAAGATTGAAAGACCCAGTTATTTCGACTGTGTGAACTACAGCACCATTCACTTCAAGCTTCAAAGACCCGCTGTTGGCATCAGAAAAAGAGTTTGCAACATAATCAGGTGAATTAGCAGAGACATCTTCATTGAGATCTCCTTCTATGGAAGTATCAAGAGCGAAAACTGATCTTCTAAGATTGTTTGAAGAAGCAGCAGTCTGATAAAGTCCATTAAGATCAACAGCAGATTCAATCCCTGCAGAGGCTGCTACATTTGCATATCCTGATATAGATTTCGAAGACCCAAATGATAGGTTGCAATCTGTTCCGTCATCATTGCAATCAATATCATCGAGATCAGGGACAGCACTAATTGTACCAGTACCTGCACCAAAAGTAACTGTTATCTGACTTATGTTTCCAGTCCAAGATGTATCTGCTTCAACTCTTATACCTATGTGCTCATTGTTCCCTATGCCTACTGTCCCAAGACTAGCAAAGTTAGTAGCATTTAAACTTGAATCAAAGGTGGCGACATTTGCTCCGTCGTTGTCACTATAGGAATCTAGTACGAAAGCTGAGGCCAGATCTAACCAGCCCGTGCTTCTAGTTCCATCAGACGGGAACTTAACGAAAACTCTTATTCTGCCACTATTTAGCGCAGTGCCTGCAGTCACTATAGTGCTTGAACCGTTTATGGCAATTGACAAGTCATACTTTGTAGACCCGGTCTCATTCTTAAACCATCTGTAGAAAGTTCTTTGTCCAGACTGGCCAGAATAGCTGGGGTTCTCTGCAGGAGAAAATCCAAAGGGTCCGCCCTCAGAGTTGTCTCTAAAATCTCCTCCGTTTATGGTGTTCAAGGGAGAGTAAAGCTTTTGATCGTAAAATTGTAGACCGTTTGTATGCCCTCCGTTTGATGATGACATATGTACGGAAGAATCCCACTTGTTAGAAGAATCGGTAAGGGAGGCTTGGGTATCATATGCACCGCTTATAATTCTATAATCTTCTCTTCTAAAGTTCTCAACAAGAGCTGTTGAATTATTTGAAAGGTCGTACATCAAAATACCAGCAGCAGAAGAGACACCGGCAGATGATAGATTTGATTTTAGGGGGTGGGTGACATTAACACTTCCTGTAACGGATCCGCTTATAAAGTAATCTGCAGTTACGGGAGCAGAACTAGTTAAATGAAGAACCTTTGTGTGATCTTCAGATGCACCCGTATTTATTGTAGGCTTTGACTGTGTTGCAAAAGTAAGAGAGGCTCCCGATACAGATGTAGCATTAGTAGTGGAGTTAAAAGATATGCTATTTGTATCATATACATACTTGTAAGCGTTAGTTACTCTTGCCTTGTACGTTACGTTTCCACTTCTAAAGTACTCAATTCCAGAAAGATGAATGCTCCCGCTTCCTTCGAAGTCAATACTATTTCCAGCAACGGCAAGAGCATCTTCGTTGGCATCATTAACCCATTCTACATAGTTTGTAGTGCTAGTTGTTCCTGATAAAACATGAAGAACTCTAGCATAGTTCCACCCTTGCCTCTGGCTAGCAGAAGCAACCACAAAGCGCCCGGTTCTATGCTTAAAAGAACTAAAAGCATTTCCGTTAGAGAAAGTTCCCGTAGTAGCCTCTGATAAAAAGTTAAATCCGCTTCCGTTTGAATCTAAATAAGAACCTGTTCCTAGACCAGATGTCCCGCTTCCGATTGTTACAGAAGCAAGATCAAGCTGCTTTAGCACAGACCCATTAACTTCAAGCCTTAGATGACCGGTCTCGGAATCTCCAAAAGAAAAAGCAGGATAATTTTGAACATTGCTCCCCTGACTATTTGAATCAACGTCAGCATTTAGTACCCCGCTAACGTGTGTATCTCCATCAAAAAGTCCTAATCTAATATTATTGCTAGAAGTGGCAATGCTATATGCCCCGTTTACATCAACAGCTGTTCCAAATCCAGCAGATCCAGCAACAGAAATATAAGCAGGAGAAGCTGAAGACTGATCATTACTCGATCCAAAAGATAGGGACCCAGTAACACCTGTGGCAGTAGAGTTAATATCGTCAAGAGAAGGAGCAGGAGCCGGGGCAAGAGCTTTCAAGACTTCATTAAACCTATCGATTGGGACGCCTATAAGTGTGCTTGAAGTAAAGTCTGTAAATAGCCCGTCTGTGTAATCTCCATCTTCTGCTTCGCCTATAGTATTAGTACCACTCGTAGCAGCAGTTATAGTAAAGCTTCCAGTCCCATTGTCTGCAATGGTAACATTGCTTCCTGCTACAAGTGTGCCAGATAGAAAGCCACCTGTTCCGTCAGCAACCTGAATAGATCCTTTTGAGCCTGTAGACTCGGTTACTCTAATTGCTGTCATGCTAATGCCTCAACAGCGGCAATAATTCTATCCATCGTCTTTTTGTCTTCTTCAGAAAGACTCATCTCTGCAAAAACTTTTATACAAGACAAAAACTCTTTGAGAGAAACCTCTTCAGAACCAAGCTTAGAAAGAACCTCTATTGAGTCATCAGGAACTATTATGGTTCCAGAAGGCAGCCTGTAGGCGCCCGGAATTTGTCCGGCCTTCATCATCCTAAGGGCCGTACCGTAAGATATTCCCAGTGTATTGGCAAAATTTTTAAGCTTCACAACTTATAATTATTTCACCAAATCTGGATTTGATAACGCTTGTTATCGTATAAAGCTAAAATTTTATATCATTTGTAATATCATTTGTGATTTTTTATAAATAATTCTATTATTTTAACTTTTAATGTCCTTTAAGAGAGATACTATGTCAAGACCTGCGCAGTCAATCTTTCTTCTACTCTGATGGTAATGACTTACAAAGCCCTTAAATTTTTTACTATAAACTGAAGATTCATACTTGGTTGAAGTTAGAAAATCCGAGTTACCTGATTCCGGTGCCTCGTAAGGTATTTCATATCTCTCATGGCAAGCTTTCCACAAAGCTTTAAGCGCTTCAAGCTGTACGTCATAAAATCCTAAGTGAGGTTCTAGCTTGTTTCCGTTTACCCAGGAATGCTCAGAAACAGGTCGTAGACCATATCCATTTTTCTCATACCAGCTCTGATATTTCGTATAATAGGCATTAGAAATCTCCACCCCAATTGAGCAATCATTAACAGAACCTGCATGCCAAGCTCCGTGCTGTGTATCTACCATCTGGTAGATTGTTCCATCGTTGTCAATTAGGAAGTGCACTGAAATTCCTCTTCTGTTTAGAACTTTTGCGCAAGACTCTGAGCTCAGGCATACATCCCAGTGGTTTACAAACATTGTAACTTTTCTGTCTTCTTTTCCAGCATAATTGTAATATGTTCCAGGTTTGGATTTAAACCCTCCAGAATCACTCCACAGAACCACATTAGGCCAGTCAATCTTAACAGGTTTTGAATTGCAAATAATAAAGCTTTGATCTTTTTCTGGTGGACAAAAAGTAATATGAGATCCTATTTCTGCGTCTCTCTCAGTCCAGATTCTTCTATATGTAGCAGGACCACACAATCCATCAGAAACTAAGCCTCTATCTTTTTGCCATTTTTTAATTGCAGAAACTAGTTTTTTGTCATGATACTTTTCACCAAACCATTCGGGCTCCCACCCAAGAGAGTCAGAAGAGCTTTTATTATAAAAAACCTTATCAATTGCCATCTATTTTCCCTCAACCATTTTCATTGACTTTAACCAGTTATAGATCTGATCCTCTACCGGAGGGTCATACTCACCCTCTGGCCAGCCGCCGTGTGATGTAGGCTTATCGAGATGTAAATTTTTTCTATTTCCTTTTTTATAAGATTCATCAGGATGGGATCCTCGGCTACCCTCATAAATACCTCTGTCGGTAAGAGAAATTATGTGATCATACATTTTCTTCTTAAGCTTAAACAAAGCTCTAGTTCCCGATAGATCGTCTAGATATTCTTGAAATTGATCAGAAAGCTCGACATCACTATCTGGAAGAGATCCTCTCAAAATCTGAAGTGACTTTTTCTTTCCATATTTTTGAAGGAGGTCTTCGGCAAATTCGTGTGCGTACGCGTCGATCTCAATGTTTGACTGAAGATATTGAGATCTATTTTCTGAATCTGGTATCTCACCTTCACCCTCGTATCGATCCTTTGCACTTACTCTAGTTATCCTCTGATTTTTTCTTCTTTTCTCTATTTGTCTTGCATGAATATACTCATGCCTAACTATGTTTGCAACAATTCTAGAGACCATTTTAGGACTTACATCTTCTGAGTTAAAATCATCAGAAACTGGGACCATGTTAAGGTACATGATAAACCTGCCCTTGGGGGTTACACCTTGTGATCCGCCCACAACAAGCCTATTAGGATAAAGCTTGTGACCAGAAGAAATAGGTATTTTAAGATTGGGATTTGTATCTGGGTCTGCAACCCTTACAGCAACACTAAGAGAAACCCCTTGACTAGCTAAAAAGCTCTCTATTGCTTTGCCTAGAACTTCTGCTGAGGGTGTCTGATCATGCCACTCCCCGGCGATACTGTTCATGTCCATGTCTTCAGGTGTATTTTCATACGTCCAGAACTCTGACTCTATAAGTGCTTTCTCAAGTGGGCTGTAGAAAAAATCCGGAAGATGTGAGGTTCTTTTCTCTCTCTGGCTTTCTAGGATTACACTTCTCACGAAAGACCTGATTAGATTAGCTGCTTCGTTTTTTCCTTTTTCAGATGCGTACCTAGCCCTTGTTGCACTCTTCGCTTTTTGCTTGCTAGTGTGACAAGAAGATTTTTTCCACTTTCCTGACTTTTTCTTCTGGACAACATAACTTCCGGTGTCACCGTCAGATTGTTTGCAACGCTGCTTTTTTATTTTGTAGGGCATGATATTAAATATTTCATTCTAATTCAATATCAACGCTTATATCAACATGAATCTTAGGAACCCTGAGCTGATTAGCTAGGCTGTGCTTTTTTGCCTCGTCAGCATCTAAAAACCAGTCAGCGTGCTTCTTCTTGTCAACAATCTTCATGAAGTAATCATCTTTCTTTCCACAGTTTCTAGCCATCATGGTGTATATTATTGTATTCAGCCTGTCTGCTTCTGCAGCACCTGCCTTTAATTCTTCAACTTTTCCCATATCCATTGAGCTAACATCATGTATCATAACTGTTGCGTTAGGGTCCATAAACCTTAGACCCTCCTCTCCAAAAGAAAACAGTACGGCTCCGCAGCTCATTGCTTTGCCCTCAACTATAGTTGCAATTGGAATCTCAGAATGCTTAATAGCACTTATCATAGACATCAAACTATACACCTGGCCCCCGTAAGAATCAATAACTATAGGAATAATTTTTTGTCCGGTATTGTGCGCTTGGGCAACTTCTAGGGCAAACTTTTTTGCTGACTCTTCGTCAAACTTATTAACTCTTATAATAACAGGGCTCTTTCTTAACTCATACTCTTTTATCAGAGGTGAGATTTTAACTTTCCAAATCATTTTTTATAACCTATCCACATTTTCCATGACCGCACGCTGTGCATGTCACACATCCTTCTTGATAAACCAAAGTACCCTCTGCTCCACAGTTTTCGCAAACGGTCTTGCCAGGGACAGTACCATCTTTAATGTAAGTCTTGAGAACTCTAGCAATTACTTTCGAAAAAGAGAACATATCCATTTCAACGTCTTTTTGAAGCTGCTCGACGACATAGTTTATTGGTGCTCCGTGACGAAGAGCAAGAGAGATTGTTCTAGTATAGCCTGCATGGTTAGGGTTATCAAATACAGACTGAATATCTTTTATTGTAAAAGTATCTCCATTCTTCCCTATAACAAGGTCATACCTGGAATTCCTTGTCTTGTATGGGTGCTTAATAATTGTTCCCTTCTTATACTTCTTGGGAATCTCTATGTATTTCTGTAAACCTCCCATTACTTCATAAGGTCTTCCATCCAACAAGCCAATGAGAATCGTCCAGGCCTCGCCTTTAATGGTAGCGTGATGAATTGAACATTTAAGCTCATCTGGACGAGAAGGAGCTGAGTGGGTTTTGAAACTAGTAGCCCTTTCTTCAGAGACTAGGACCCCAGCTCGGCTTCCATCCCTGTAGACTGTGACACCTTTACAACCTAGCTCCCAGCCAGTCATATAGACGTCCTTAACAGTTTCCATATCGATGTCAGATGGAAGGTTTGTTGTATTTGATATTGCATGGCAAACCCATTTTTGAGCAGCTGCTTGCATCTTAACTTTTGCAACCCAGTTAATTTCATTCGCTGTTGAACCAGCATAGGGGCTCATAGCAGCAAGCTCCTCATTGCCAAGGCCCGCGATTGAATCGGGATCTAGTTCATCTGCATGCTGCAGCCATCGATTAAACCCGTGGTGGTAGACAGTATACTCTTGCCATTTATCACCTGAGTCATCAATGAAATCAACCCGGCCATCGGCATCTTGACCAGTTAGCTTTTTTCTTCGGGTATAATGAAGCATAAAAGCGGGCTCAATGCCTGAGGTGGTTTGTGTTAGAACAGACACAGATCCAGCAGGTGCTGTTGTAGTTAATGCAATATTTCTCCTTCCATGCTTCTGGCTCATCTCGTAAACATCAGGTGCCTCTTCCCAGATTCTCTTGAGAAAAGGATGTCCAACTTCTTTGTCATGATTGTGAACTTGAAACGAACCTCTTTCTCTTGCAAGATTACAGGAAGATCTATAGGCATTTATTGCAAGGTTTTTATAAAAAGATTCGACTGTGTTAATGGATTCTTCTGACCCATACTGAAGACCTAGTGCAGCGAGAGTGTCTCCGACAGCTGTAACTCCGAGACCTGTTCTTCTGCCTAGCAGTGCCTGAGACTTTATTTTCTCCCAGAGGTCTAACTCTATCTGCTTTACTGCTTGCGGTTCTGGATCTCTTTTGATTTTAGCAATAATCTTATCTATCTGCTCTATCTCTAAGTCAATCATGTCATCCATAAGCCTCTGGGCTTTTTGTGTGATATCTGACATCTTTTCATAATCAAAGCTAGCGCTTGGCATAAATGGGTCTTCGACAAAAGAGAGAAGATTGACTACCATTAACCTGCAGCTATCATATGGGCTCAGAATAATTTCTCCACATGGGTTTGTTGAAGTCGAGCCAAAGCCCTCATCTGTGTAGATATCTGAGGGTGTGTATTTTTTAGCTACATCCCAGAAAAGAAGTCCCGGCTCAGCCGAAGCGTGAGCTGACTCTATAATTTCATTCCAGACAGCTCTTGCGTCAACATAGGATTCTATAGCCGGGTTTTCGACTTCTTCCACAGGAAATCTAAGATGAAAATTACTTTCGTTTTTAACTGCGTCTAAAAATTCATCAGTGAGCCTAATTGAAATATTTGCTCCTGTTACCTTTGTTAAATCGCGCTTAATCTTTATGAAAGTTCTAATATCTGGGTGATGAACAGATATAGTTAACATCAAAGCACCTCTTCGGCCGCCCTGTGCTACTTCTCTACAAGAATTAGAGAATCTCTCCATGAATACGCTTATGCCATCAGTTGTCTTAGCAGCGTTTGAAGTAGTTAATCCCCTTGGTCGAATTGTAGAAATATCAAAACCGACGCCGCCTCTTCTCTTGGCTATCTGAACAAGCTCTTGATCGGTTCTTAGTATTCCTCCGTATGAGTCACAAGGTGAATCTATGACAAAGCAGTTTGATATTGATTGAACCTGATTGTCGTTTCCTATGCCTGACATAGGCGATCCTTGTGGGACGACATATTTAAAATCCTTGAAAAGGCCATAGATCTCATCCTCAGACATGGCATTAGGATATTTTTCTTCTATTCTGGAAAACTCTCTTGCAAGACGCCTGTGCATGTCGTCTGGGTTTAGTTCCTGGTATTTTCCGGATGAATTAACCAATGCATACTTAGTAGTAAAAACATTTGCTGCTAGCTCATCTCCCTTAAAATACTCGGTAGATTTTTCTATTACCTTTTCATATTCTTCCAATTTTCTCCCCCAATCAAGAATTGTTAATTTCTTTCCATTTTTCCTTTAGCAGGCTTTTCATAGAATTATTAGACGACTGAATCGCTTCGTTAACTGTCATGTGCTCATCATCGAGAATTTTTATTCTAGACATAGAAGTATCTATCTTTATAGGAAAGAGAATGCCGTCTTTTCCTGCCCTATTTTTTGCAATAAAAAGTCTACCATCACCAGTGGCTTTTTCAGCTGCCTTTCTTGAGACAGAGAGCACTACGTCAGCAACCATAGCCTTTCCGTATGCTTCGGACATGTTTTCAAGGCCGACAACGTTGGCATTAGCAGAATCTCTATTAGCCTGCGAAGCTGTCCATACAGGAATATTCATCTCCATGGCAAGATTTCTAATCTCCTCATAGATTAATTTTAGCTCATGCCTCATAGAGTCATACTTTCTAGTAGATCTCATAATGTCTGCGTAATCGATGATAATCATGTGAGGAACAAAAGCTTTTAAAAGAAGTTTTTCGATGTGGCTTCGCAGGGTGGTAATTGAAGCCGACCCTGTCGGATATGATTTAATTATTAACCTTCCGAACTCTCCGTTCTCATATTTTTCAATTACTTCCTCTTTTCTCTCTACAACTTCGTTACTCGGAATCTGACATAAGTTAGAATCATATCTTAATCCCACAGCATTTTCAGAGAGCTCGAATGTATAGTGAACGACGTTTTTCCCTCTCTTTAGAGCCTCTGACCCGAGAGAAACTAGGAAGTGACTTTTTCCCACACCCGTGTTAGCTGTAATTACTCCAATCTCTCCCTTTCCGAGGCCTCCGTTGAGTATATCTTTCTTGTCAATCTCTGGCAAACCAGTAGGGCAAGCTGATCTATTTACTTTTGTAAATCTCGACTCAATATCTTCAAAAAAATCATGACCTGCAGTGTTAGGCATCCCCAGTGCACATGCATTTTTCATTCTATCAACTACTACATCAAACTTGCCTTCATCGATATCTTGAACTGCTTTTTCGAGGGCTTCCTTAAAAGCCTGTCTCTTGCAAAAGTCGAGAGTCTGATCTTTAACATATGCAAGATCTCCGACATCTGGGTTAGATCTAACTCTGTGAAGAAAGTCTATTATCTGGTCTTTAAGAACAGCGTCCCTATTTTCTCGAAGAGACTCTTTGATAATATTGATTAAGACTGGTAGAGTAGGAAAAGTTTTGTACTTATCTTGATAAGAGAAGTATTTCTCTGTTAAGAATTTTAAATATCCTATCTCAAAAAATCCGGGCTCCATGATTTCAACCATCTGGAGGGTCCAGGTGTTGTCAGTCAAAAAAGACTGAAATATCTTTTCCTGAAATGACTTTCCGTATCTTTTAAAATGCTCAGGGTCGTGGCTGAAGGCTTGCTTCATTTTTTATCTCTTATTGAATTAAATGACAGGAAAAATCTATCTACATCGAAAGTCTTTATGCCTTCTCGTATTAGCGTTCTCATTGTAGAGATTTTATCTCTACGAGAGTCAAAAGTATCAAGAGTATCTGATATTCTTTTTACTTGGGTATAAGAAAGGTTTTTAACGTCAAGATAAATAAGATCCCAGTTTCTTCTTATTGTATCTTTTTCTTTTATAATTTCGCTGTAAACCTTAGGACTTCTTTTTTCTGATGAAAACTTCTTAGAAATATCTATAATTTCATCAATTGTTACTGTGTCATCACATATCATTTTAGGAAATCTCTTAGCGATAGTCTTAAAGCCGGCTCCTTTTACACCAGGTATGTTGTCTGCAGAATCACCGCACATAGACTTTGCTAAACAAAAATTTTCTGCAGATATCTTGTACTCTTTAATTAAATCTAAGTGTGTCACAACTTTCTTCTTAGTTGGAGAATAGATTACAACATCTTCAGAAAGCAACTGATAAAAATCTTTATCCGACGAAAGTATAATTTTTTTATCTTCAGAGAAACAATATCTCGACATATATCCTATGACATCATCTGCTTCGCATTCTGGGACGTACATTTGACATATAGGAGTATTTTTTAATATTTCAACTATAACAGATATCTGATTATCTCTACCTTGAACGGTATCAGGTATCTCGTCGTCATAGTATCGATTCAGGCGCTGAGGTCTTCTTTTTGACTTGTAGTCAGGTAGCAAAGCTCTTCTTCTTGGCGAGCCTCCGCTTTCCCATATTACAAAGATCTTGCTTGGTGAAAACCTTTCATTTATTAGTCGGATTCCATTTAAAAATCCTACAATACCTCCGACGTGATAACCGTGTTCGCTCATTGCCGGATTTGCAACGAAGTGACGGGTGAAAAGATTTAAAGCATCAACAAGAAGGACACTCACCCTGTCTCCTATGAATTAATCTGAATATCTAGTGATCGTATTTCTTCAAAAGATTCTGGGTCAATGTCTGGATCTTCGTTGAAAACTTTGACCATTGTTGCTTCAAGAAGATCATGAATGTATTCTCTATATTCAGGGTGATACATTATCTGATCAAACTTTGGTTTGTGAAACTTCTTTTCAATTAGAACCTCACCTGTTTTAATATCAACTACAGAAAACTTTTTCCAAGACCCTGTGCCTTCAACAGAAACCTCTTTCCCTTTTATTGTAGCAGGACCGTTTTTTCTTAAAATATCAAACACCTGCTCGTGCTCCTTGATACCAACCCCAAAGTGGATCTCAAAGTCTATCTTTCTAAATGGAGGGGCAACTTTATTCTTTACAGTCTTGGCAGACACGTGAATTCCAATTACATCATCTCCATCTTTGATTTGTTGACCTGCTCCAAGCTTAATTCTAGTAGAAGCATGAAACGGGATTGCCTTTCCGCCAGGTGTCGTATCAGGATCACCATACATGACACCAATCTTTGTTCTAATCTGGTTCAAGATAACAAACAAAACATTCTCGTTTGCTATAACACCCGTAATCTTTCGCATACCCTTGGAGATTGCACGCGCCTGCAATCCGATAGATTCTTTATCATAGTCTCCGAGAAGCTCAGCCTTTGGAGAAGAAGCAGCAACAGAATCCCAGACAATTGTTACAGGAATATCTTTATCCATTGCCTTTGCTTTCATTATGGTAGCTTCTGCAATAGACAAGACTTCTTCTGTACAATGAGTATCAACATAAACAAATCTCTTTGATACATCGACACCTAACATTCCAAGGTTTTCAACTGAAGTTGCGTTTTCGGTATCTATATAGACAACAATCCCACCTTTGTGCTGGGTTGTTCTTGCAATCTGTGTTGCAATGTGTGACTTTCCAATAGAAGGTGGGCCAAAAATCTCTACAATTCGACCTTCTGGTAATCCTCCATTTCGTCTATTGGAGCAGATATAGTCAAGCAACATTGATCCTGTACTAATCCAGCGCTTAACGTGGGTTGGTGAATCATCTACGCTTAGGTTATAAGCAACTCTTGAGCCATTTTCTTTGTTTAAAGACTTGATTAAATCTCTAGTAAAATCATCGGAAGTATTTTCTTCTTTCTTTTTCTTCAATTTTTAACTTCTCCGTAGATTTAAAATACATCAATCTTATCATTTGTTCAACAAAAGAAGCACGGGAGACAAAGATAGCCTGAGCCTCCCGTGCTTTAAGGTAAAATTAATCGTCAATCAAGTCAGCGAAAGCGTCGTCAAGAGATTTGTATCTTTGACTATCTGCACTAGAAGAAGCCTTTTCTAAATTACTACTAGTGCTGCTACCTCCCCTAGAGGAATCTTGATCAAAGGATCCGTTTATCCAGTCATTTACGATTTTAGAGAGCTCATCATAAGTCTTACACTCATACATCTGGGATACATCTGGGATGTTTTCAAGCCACTGTGACATTTGATCTGAAGAAGTGGAGAGGGGCGTGGTCTTTCCCCTAGGGAGAACTTCAGTCGTAGTCCACTTCTTTCCAGGCTGCTTTGAGCAGCTCACCTTAATATCGCGACCAGTATTCGGGTCAGTGATGTCGCCGTAGTCTTCATCAAGCATAATGTTAAGAAGAGACTGATATACCATCTTCCCAAATCCCCAGATTTGAACACCCCTATCCTCTTCTCCTCGAACAATAACAGGCGCGTAAGTTCTCATTTTAGGGTAGAGCTTCTTAGCAAGCTCATAAGACTCCTTGGTCCCTTCGTCCCTAAGGGTGTTAATAAGCTCCTGAATTGGATCAGGCTCACCAAACTGCTTTGGTGAAAGAAGTCCGGGATTATTTCCAATATTATAATAAAACCAGAGCTCCTTAAAAGGTTGCCCATCGTTATCTGGAAAGGAAAGAAGGCGAACAGAATAATCTTCACCCTCCTTAGGTCTCCAGTTTTTTGTTTGTCTGCGGTTATTTCCGCTTAGTTGGTTTAGCTTGCGACGAATCGCTTCAAAGTCAACTGCCATTTTTAACTCCTTAATGTTTAATGGTTAATGGTTATTGATTAAATTTTAAGTTAACATCGAAAAATATCGGTGTCAACATGTAATAGTAACTTTTAAATTTTAAATGTTCAATTTATTTTTTAGAAAATGATTTTGCTCTTTTAACAATATCTCTTGCAGAGTTTGGATCTACCAGGGTTGCACCCCCAAAGAATTTTGAATTAGACCTAGCTAGATCCTCAAAGTTTCGTCCGGAGCCGAGAGGTCCGACCCATCCAAAACTTCCGGCAGTAGAAGTTGTTGAGGCTTCATTTTTTCTCTTTATTTTTTTTTTTCGTTTTTTACTGCTTCTCTGATGAAGGATCTTAAGGTATCTTCATTGACTCTCGGATGGCTCGTAATTACACCAGCATCGCCTGTAACCTGCATGACAAAATCTTTAATATAATCTATGTCATCCTGACTAACATCTTCTAAACCTACTCCTGTACCATGAGGATACAGAGAATAAGAAAGATTAGGCTCAAATACAGCGTGATCCCCGAGAGAAGGCAGATAGGGTGAATCCTTTTTCATATCCTCTAAGTCAATTGACTCTTTAATAAAATCCTTTAGTAGTTTCTCTACAGACATCTCTTTTCTCCTTGTTTTATGTGTTTTTGTCTCAGCTTGTACTTCCTCTTCGGGTGATTGTTCCAAGGGAATAGAAGTTGCTGACGGGCTATTTGGATTAAACTGTTGAATATTTGACGTGTTAACATCGACAGTCGACTGATAGTAACCGCCTGCGTCAAACTGTGACGTTGCAACACCCTGATCATACCAATATGCCTTTTGGGAATCCCAATCATCTATCATGTATGAAAGAAGTGCAATTCTTCTTGGAACAGCAGTAATAGGTCCTAGCTTTAAAATATCGCCAGCGACGCTGGCAAGGTCACTTCTTCCTGTGCCTGGTACAGCA